TATATTGTCATAACATTACTTATGCTTATACCTTGCTGAAGATATCATTTTCGTTAAGAATACGGAACTTTATGCCCTGTTGTCTGCACCAAAGGGTTGCCGCAGCCCATTTGGCTTGATTCTTAACAAACTGTGCTTGATTGTATTTGTTCTTGCCCACACGTTCTAATATTGTTTGACTAGCTGGTTTAATTTCAATTAGTTCAACTAGTACATGATTTTTCTTATCTACATATTGTATAAAGAAATCTGGAACATAAACAGTTTGTCTGTTAGTTAGGGGATCTCTGTAGGGGATTTGTATAGCTTCGCTAGCCCATTTGATTATACTAGGATTAGTATCGCAGAAATTCATAAATGTATGTTCCCAGCTGGATCTGTATGTAGGAGTTTTAGTTCCTACATATTTCCCAGGGTTCTTCATTACAAATTTTCCACGAGCAAATTTAGCCATATTACACTAGTATATTGCGCGATTCAAAACTATCTGTAGCTGGTGCAATTCTATAACCTAGCAGACTAGTTTTTTCTCTACTGGCATTTAACACCTGTGTTACCACTTGTGTTAACTGAATATCAGTTAAGCCTTTTAAACTATCAATTAAAGAAAAAACAGGAACGTTTTCTTTTCTAGCTTGATTTAATAATGTAATAGCAATACTGTTTGCACTATTAGTATCAAATCCTCTTTTAGCAAAAAAAGCTACTGTAGCATCGATCTGCTCTGCTGGAAAACTTACTGTCTTTGTAAAAAAATTATCAAAGAAAGTACGTACACTTTGTACGTTAGTTTGTGGTTGTTGAGGTAAGTTAGTTCTTATCATATTATGTTCCGCTTTCTTCGTCGGACGGATTGCTTGGAGTACCTGTACCGTCTTGAGTATTTACTGGAGCTGCTTCATCAGAACTTGCACTTCCTGGATTTGATTGTTCAGGATCGTTACTTGGTGCTGGACTATCGCTTGATGATTGAGTAGTGTTTGCGTCATTTGTAGTACTATTAGAATCAGTAGCGTTTTTATTAGAACCTGGGAATAAAGTATCTGCAACACCACTAATTGCTCCGCCTACAGCACTAGCCGCGCCACTAATAGCACTTCCTATACCACTCAAACCGCCAACAGCGTTGAATAAGCCAATGCCTGCTGTTAATAGACCTGCTCCTGCAACCAAGTTGCCTACTCCTATGCCACCGCTTGAATTTTGATTTTGATTAACTGTATTAATTGCATTTTGTAACACGCCCGGTGCTATAGTACTTGAATCTATGGAGTTTACAAAACTTGGGCCGCCAGCGGTTGCACTAGTAGTACCAGTTAGTGAACTTGGATTACTATCATAGTGTGTTAGGCCAAATCCTTCTGGCATACCAGCTTCGACAGCGCCTGCGCTGAAACTAACAGCTTCGTAGATAATTTTCATATCAAAGTCGTGTACACCTGTATTACTATAATCTACTTTGTTATAGTTCCAACTGGTCACTATAGGATTGTATAATTGATAGCAAACATATTCATGACGTGCCATTTGATAAATTTTAATATAGTTAAAAAATGGCTGTGTGCTTCCGTTATCAAATCCATAAGGAGTTGGCATGGCACTACTATATCCTTGAGTAGCGTTTCTAGCAAATGCTCCTGGTTTAGTAGCACTTCTAGAATCTGCATAGTAGTAGGTAAAGTAATTTTGCCACAGCTGATTAATCAAGCCCATATTATCGTCATGGAACTTGATACCAATTTCGTTATACTTTGCTTGATACTGTACTACTTTTTTACGGTTATACTGATTTAAAACTTCTGTTTGAATACCAAAACTTGGAAGATCGATATTCTTAACCAACATGTTTATTTCTTGGCCATAGCGTTGAACTAACTGTGCATTTTGTAATGCTCCTTGATTTATTCCAAAAGCCACATGGAATAAGAAGTTGCTTTTTGGAGCCAGTCTAAACTGATCAACATTAAACAGATCGGCAGCGTGTTGCCAATCTTTAAACACCATAGGTGTATTAGATTTTAATTCAGAGTTTGGAGTGAAGGCCATGCTAATATTTATCGAAAAAATAAACTGAGCATTTAATGATCAGTCAATAAAAAAGCCTAGTTGCCTAGGCTTTCTTAATTAACTACCAATACTGTTTGTGCCGCCAGGAGTCAATCTAACTGGTGTTGGTGATCCTAATGATCCGCCAGTTGTTTGAACTGCGTTATCAAATTGAATGCTAATGGTGATTGTTGCAGCACCTTGTTCGCTGTATTTGATATCGTCCCAGTTTGTGCTTGCTAGATAGCAACCATATAGTTCCCATGTTTCTAACACAACTGGAGCACTCGAGCCGTTACCGCCGTCAAGCATTTCAATGCGTAGTGTGAACTTGTAGTCACCAGCTGCAGCTGCAGAACTTTGTTCGAAGAAGTCGAATTGTTTCTGATTCTGTTCGCCTACTAGTGTAGTAACAGCGCCAGTAACATCGTCACGCAATTTAATTGTGATAGGATCCCAAGTTGGCTTACCAGCATAGTGAATCTTACTGTTGTAGATATCAATTACTTGGTCTGCAAACTTGACGCTTGGACGAGCCGCTTCTTGAACTTGTTTTGTAAGTTCTGTTGTTGGGCTAGATTTTCCAAAGTTTTCAAAGTTCAATCTGAAGCGATACTTCAGTTTAGGCATTAGCATGCCTTGTGAACCTGCACTTTGGTCACTAGCTAGTGGTACTGTAAAATTTGATAATGCTGCGATTGCCATTTATGTTCTCCTAATTATGCGCCAAGACCAGCTATAGCACCAGTGTTTTCTAGACGCATTGGGATATAGATAAACTCAACTGATTTGACTGGTTCGATTGCTATGTCGACATGCAGCTCGTTTCTATCGATTCTAGCTGGTGTGTTATTTGATTTATCACATACAACTAAGAAGTCGTATAACGCACGTTGACCAACTAATTCAAGAAGCATGTTTTCAATTTGTTGCTTGATTTCGTTACGTGTAATTGTATCGTTAGGCTCAAATATGAATGGTTTAGCAATCTTATTCAATTGGTAACGTAAGTAAATTACTAGACGTGCAACGTTGATACGATCTAAGCTACTTGCTACTAATTGACGTGTGTATTGTCCATAACATACCAAACCTGTTCCAGCAAGATATGTAATTGGGTTAACGTGGATTCCAGCTAATGTATCACGCTGTCCGCCGTTTAGAGCAACAGTATGGAATTCACCAGTTTGACCATCTACATAACCAACTGAGCTAGCATTTGTTACACCACCACGACGTACACCAGCTGGTGCAAACCATGGATAAGAAACGTTATCGCTTAGAGCGATTGTACGCAACATGATATGACTTGGAGGAACAACAACATTGTTACCTGTTAAGTCTTGTGTGTAACCCCATGGATAGTAAACAGCTGCATAGCTATTTGTAGCGATTAGACCTTCGTCTCCGTCTACAGCTGCACCATTTACGTTGTTACCCCAGTTGCTTAAACTTGTAGCATCCGGTGTTAAACGTGCTGGGCTATCTGCAACGATGAACGCTGATTGGCCGTTATCTGTATTCAAGCTGATTAATGGGCTTAGTGTTTCTAAGTATCCTGGGCAACTTAACAAGTTATAGATAACTGTGTCTGGTTGACGAATGTTTTGATTGCTTTCGATTGTTGCTGTTAGAGCTTTCAATACTACAGCACGTTGAGCTTTACGTCCAAATGTTCCTGCACCATCGATTTGGTTTGGAGCATCACTGACCCAACGATCTGGATGATAGTTAGTCATTAACGCATTACCGTACATTGTGTTTAATGCTGTTGTGTCAATATAGTTCTTAACATATTTCTTAACGTTGTAACCTGAACGACGTAGATTCCATAGTAAAATTCCTGTTGGGAATAATGCTGGATCTTCTACATCTGGGTCAACATAACTGCTGTTTAACAAATCAGCAATAGCATCTGGAGCACCTGCACCTGTTTGTGGTGTGCCTAACATGCTGTTGTCACTCCAACGAGCGTCGGCGAATACAATACCTTGACTAGTTGTTTGATCTGCTGTGTCAATTTGAACCCATTTCTTATTCAACTCGTCCCAACGATAGATTGTTGGGAACATTTCTAAATCAGCTGTACTAACCCAAATATCACCGTGGCTTAGTGCTGTTGAACCGTCTTGTTGTGTCTTAGGTGCTGTTGCACTTACGATTGGGCCCATTGCATCTGTTGTTGTTTGGCTTACTCCACCGTTAACTACAGCTTTACCAGCTGCAGTTCCGTAACCTACCCAACCGTTACCAGGACCAGCATTTACCATAATATCAACTTCAGTAATGTCGCTGTTATACCATAGTGTTTGATCTTCTGGAGTTGTTGTTGGAGGTGTTAAACTTGGAACAATAAATCCTTGTCCAGCGATTGTTGATACCCATAAGCTAGCGATTGTTGACGAACCATCATCTGTCATGTGATAGTTTGCTGTAACATCAGCTGTAAACAATTTAGATAATGGACTATTTTCACCGTCTGTGAATACAATATCACCGCCAGCTAAATGACTAATACTGATTGTATTACCAACACGTTTTGCTAGAATATTTGCATCATTAATATTAGTAAATTGTTCTAATATTTGTGTAATAGTAGCATCTGCTGATGAACCAGCTGTAAAAGTAATTGTTGTAGGTGCTGTGTATGCACTAGCACCAGTTGTGCTCCAGCTGATGTCAAACGCATATTGTGTACCGTTAGTAAATCCTGAACCGCCTACGGTTACTGGAATACTTGTAACTACTGTTGCACCAACTCCGCTTCTTGCAAAAATCTTAAAGTCTGCAACGTCCATTCCTGACAAGTCGTACTTAACATAAGTTGTGCCAACTGACAAGTTTGCACCACCGCCTTTAGGATCTAGAGCTGCTAGAGCTGCTGCACCATTTGCGTACATTGGAGCACTTTGAATGATCCATGTATTTAAAGATGCATTATATTTCTTAACAACCCAATTTGCGCCTTTGTTTACGCTAGTTGTTTTAACCCAGACGCTACCGCTTGGCTTACCGCCTGCTGTAGTACTTGAACCGTATCCACGACCTGTTGTGGTCTTGAATGCTGGAACGTTAAAGTGTGTACTGATTTGTAATGCTGGTGGATAGTAAGTAGTTGATGATTCCAAACCTAACTTGCTAACTGCTGTACCATTCAATTGGAATTCACCAGTACCGCCATTAGCTGTACCATCGCTATAAATGTATAGTTTACCGTTAAACTCAGCTGCTGAAATACCAATGTTTAGACCATTCATTGTACTTCTAATGCTACTTGCTAGATCTGAAATACTGCTTGAACTGATAGGAATGTGTACGCTGTTGATCAAGAATGTGTCTGCTGTTAGACTATCAATACTTAGGCTGATGCTAGCATCTCCACCTGGGAATCTGCTAGGATAATTCTGGCTAACAGTATATGTACCAATGCCGCCAGGAGTACCATCAACTTGTACGGTAATACGTGTACCACTACGGTAGTTAGTATCATTGCTTACTATCAATGGACCATTTGTTAGTGCTGGAGTAATAGTTACTGGTGAGCCACCTTGTGTTGGAGCACTAGTAATAGTCAATGTTGTTCCGCTGATATGACCTTCAAATACTGTTGCAGGACCAAATCCAATTGCGGTGCCGCCAGTTGCTGGAGGAGCAATAGTTCCGGCTGCTGCTGGGTAGCTGGCTTTCCAAGAACTAGTTCCAACTTCTACCCATGTACCTGCTAGAGTATCAGTTGCTTGTTTCTTGTACCACAATGTAACAGCTTGATCAGTAGTAGCTGCAACGATAGCGTATGCACCAACTTGACCATAGCTCTTGATTGGGCCACCGTTTTCGCCAACTAGTGTTGCGTCAGTGATAACTGTGATTGTTTGGTTAACAAAAGATTGTGCTGTTTCTGAATAGTCGGAATCAGAAGCTTTTGTGCTACCACCGTCCCATTCAAAAATACCAAAATTGCTATCTGCAATATCAAACCAGAATGTACCATCTGCTGGCAATCCTGTTGGAGCTGCTGCGCGAGCGTGTAGTTGACTTGTGTCAACATCAGCACGTACAACATAAGCACGATTACTTACGCCTAAGAAGCTGTGTGCAGCTTGTAGACCGTATTCGTTTAATTCGCCAGCGTTAACTGGATTATTTTCTGCGTCAGTTTGGAAGTATGGAATACCAAAAGTATTTCCAAGATCCATTTGACTTGTTAGCAAGTATACTTTACCTGCGTTTGCTGGCATTGTTCCTGGTGCAATACCAGTTCCAGCTGAATTCATTTTGTTTGCTGCTGTTGCAACTACGATTAAAGGTACTGTACCTGGGGCTGCTGGTGTGTAGAAACTTTCATCTACTACTGTAACCGCTACGCCTGGTGAACTTAGTTGAGCCATATTAGAATCTCCATGTGAACATGTTCTTGTATGTATTTATAGCATTTTGGAATTTTATGCCTTATATGCGCCATAGAAAAGGTCTCGAAAAGGCCAAGTTTAATTAAATAAAATATGAGACCACTATGTTCGTGCGGGTTACGCCCAACCGCTGTAAATTATAAGAAAAACGGTAAAACGTTTTATAGAAGTATGTGTAATGTCTGCTTAAAACACGGAGCAGATGCTGGAGTGCCACGGTGGTATCGAGCTGGATATCGTTTAAAAAACCAGTGTGATAAATGCGGGTTTAAGTCACCGCATAGTGAAGTATTTGCTGTATTTCACGTGGACGGGGATTTGAACAATTGCCGCCCAGTTAATCTAAAAACAGTTTGTTCTAACTGTGCTCGAGTCCTACATAAAGAGGGCGTTCGATGGCGTCAAGGGGATCTTGTACCAGATCTTTAACCTTGGCAAACAAGTCATCTATGCTACCATCATTGGTAAAAACATAGTCAAATTTAGTGCCAACCCAAGCTGTTTCTGACGCATGAATCTGTAGTTTATCCATACGAGTTTTTGCCAGCATCCAGTTCATGTGGTGATCGCCAGCGTTCATATCTACAGCATCTTGATACCAACTGGGTTCTTCTCCACGTTTTACACGGACTACAATACCACCTGCATCTTTGATGGATTTGATTTCATTAGGGAAACGACAGTCACTGATAACAATATCGTCCTTGCTATTGCGTAGTTTATTTTCTAAGCTGGCAATCCACATATCGTCGTGAAATCCAGTACGGCATACTTCTGTACCCCAATATTGTAATATGTATCGTGGAGTAAGATTAGGCATATCCAAGCGATTGGCCCACCAAGTGTCTACTTGTTCACGCCATTCTCTAGCTTGTTTTGTGCGTCCTTCTAGCATGGTTCTGTCCCAGCCAAATACAGCGGCAACAGCATCTTTTAAACTTCCAGCAAAACTTTCTCGTCTATAACCGTGAAAATTAACTAGATAATCGGCAATAGTATCTTTGCCTGAACCAATAAAACCGCACACACCTATAATCATACGATCCCCTTGTAGATATACTAGTATATAACAGTTTTGTTACAAGGTCAATTATTTTGTTGCCATTCTTCGTAGGCTTGTTTGTCCAATTCTATCTGTGCCATTACTTCCGCCCAAGAGGGAGGTTGGCTATTGTTTGGACATGACCAAGATGTAAAATTAGTGCCTTCTAGTTGGAAGTTTGCGCTGGGACGTAGTTTTTTAACAGCTACGTCTACGCCAAATAGTAATTCAAATGGTACTTGCATAGTAACTCCTAAAAATATATTTAAGAATTAAAATGCTGTACCGTTGTTATTTTGGAAAGGATTGCTGGCGAACGCTGCGTAGATATAAGCTGGTCCGCCTGAGCCTGCGTTAGTTGCTGTACTTCGTAGTTTAAATCCATTTGACAATACATCAAGAATAGCTGTACCAGTTCCATCGGCAGCATTGGTTATCAACAAATAGTGTTGACCTGTTCCGTAGTTGCCCGGATCTCTTGCTGTGTCTACGATAAACCAGTTTTCTGCGCTTCCGGTATCATAGCGTTTCATCATGATCCAACGTGGTTTAAATCCAGTGTAGACAAATGGGCCATCGGCTGATCCGTTAGCTGCATAAGATCCAAAAGCACTGAATCCTGGTACTGCCGCCCATAGATACATTACTGCTGTTTGGCCGCTGGCAATACCATAATTATATTGAACTGTACTACTGTTTACTACCCATGTATCATTGACATAAGCATTAGTAGAATTTAATTGTAAAGATTTTCCTGTTCCAATTCCTACATGATACATCCACCAGTTGGCACTGCTAGAACTTCGAGATTTGACAATAATCATAGCCGGAGTGGCTCCTAAGGCATGTGTTATTGTATCTGTACTTCCGCCAGATGTATAAGTTTGTATGTCAAAACCTTGCAATGCACCTTTTTTCCAGCACCATGCAATGTAGTTATTGGCAGATGTATTATAGTTTCCTGTAGTACTACCATTGACTACCGTAAAACCAGTAGTTGTGATTGCACTTAGGTATCCATACTGACCATACCAAGATGCACCAGAAGCTGCTTCATTATTAATTGATGCAGGATCAAGCACATAATAGTGAGTGCCGTCCGATCCTCTAACGCTGTCCATAATCACAGGATCCACAGCGTTAGTTGATCTATTTTTAATCCAAATCATGTCTGGTTGGAAACCACCTGGTAAAGTAACAGTTTGTGTTGATCCATTACCAGTGTAAGTTACGACATCAAAATATTGATTAGGTTGCGGTATTGCAGGTCTTGGTAAATTTTTAGTAGTTAATGCCGAGTAACCTGCTGGAGGACTGTACGCCCAAGGACGTTGACCAAAGTTGGTACTTACAGACACAACAGCGTATGTTGATATGGCTGGTATATAAGTATTAGCCGCAACAGTAATGGCCGAATATACACTTACACCATTTTTATAAAAAGTTAAACTTAATGCCCCTGCATCAAATGCCACACCGATAGTATCACCTATATTAAATGTTGGAACAGATGAGCTAGCTAGCGAGCCGGCGGTGTAAACACTACCGTTTAATCGATAACAGTATGTACTAGCTGTGTTATCTATATAAGTGTTTGCGGCTGCTGGATAACTAGATGCTTGAGTAATACCTATCTCAACACCGCTACTTACACCTGGGCCACTACCACTGTCAATATGTACTTCATAATAATATTTTCCACTTGAAGGGTATGCTATGGTTGCACGTTGACCTAACCACGATGCTGAATTATTGGCAATAGTTAAATTACTATTTTGCCAAACCACGCCTGCACTGGTAGGATCGCCACTGAAAAAATTATCTAATGGATTCCATGTAGCATAATTGCCGACCACTTCTCCGCCATTGCCTAAATCATGTCCATATAGTGTTGGACTATCTAGTAAATTATCTGTAGTTAAATCACTAGTATTTGCTACGGCTGTAGTTGTATAACGAATTAATACAATTCCTGAACCGCCGGCACCTGATACCACGTTTGACGTATCAGAAGAATTTCTTGCTCCACCACCACCACCGCCTGTATTTGCTGTTCCAGCAGTGGCGTTATTATTACTAGTAGAACCTGCACCACCGCCACCAGATCCGCCGGCACCTGCTGATGTTCCTTGGCCGCCGCCGCCACCACCTGCATAGTATGTTGGTATGCCGCTAATGCTAAATTGTAATCCAGTGCCGCCAGCACCTCCTTGTCCAGAAACTCCAGTAGCTCCAGATCCGCCTGCGCCACCACCGCCACCACCAGCATCTTGACTTGCTGTACTTCCACCACCGCTAAATCCTTGGCCAGCGGTGCCACTAGTCCCACTGTTTGTATAGTATCCGCCATTGCCGCCTGCACTACCACCAGACGATCCTAAAGTTGCACTCGAGGTATTATAATAGCCACCGCCACCGCCACCGATTGCTGTTAAATTTCCAAAAACACTATTTCCGCCATTACCGCCTTGTGTGCCAGGCATAGATGTTGCTGATGATCCTCCAGCGCCGACTGTGACTGTATATGTTTGTCCCGGTGTAACTGGATATTGACTATTGTAGATTAAACCACCGGCTCCACCTCCGCCACCAATACGAGAACCACCTCCGCCGCCGCCAGCTACTACTAGTACTTCAACTTGTGTAACATCTGACGGTGCTGTCCATGAATTCGTACCAACTGTAGTAAATTTTTGTACTACACCGGCATTGATGTTTTGTGCAACAAAAGATTTGCCCCCAATATTAGGCAAGCTTCGAGCAGGTGGACTAAATGCCGAGGGATATCTTCCCACTCCATTGGTCACACGCAAGTCATCTATTGTGCCTTTTAAATAGCTTCCATCTCGAGACTCGTACCCAATAATAATAGGAGTAGTAGTATTTCCTACTACTTCGCTGGCAGGAATTGAAGCGTTTCCAACTAGTATACCATCGATATACATGTTTAATGTTGAAGAATTTCTAGATACCGCAAGATGATGCCAGTTACCATCATTAGGGTTTATAGATGAATTTATATTTTGTCCAACGTTTACAAGACCAGCATCGTATGTAAATTGAAGATTAGTAGTACTAGCGCCTGCAACTTTTAATCCCCATGTTCCTGATGGTGGTGAACTTGTAAATCCTTGACTAATAATTGGGGCATAGTTAGTTTGTGTTCCATTAGCTTGCCACCAACATTCTACAGTAAAATTATTTGTACCAAAATAAGTGGTACCTGTTGATCCATTCAGTGTTAGATAATCAGTACTACCATTAAATGTTATAGCGCCGGCACCATTCTTACTATTAGATGTTATCGAAACAATACCGCTTGGTGTTGCGTTATTTGCTCCAGCAACATCTACAATTGCCGCTGTGGCAAAGGTTAATAATAAACTAGGTGTTGTTGAATAGTTAGCAGGAGTTGGTGTGTAAGTACTTAATGAACTCGATTGTTCGTATTGAGCTCCCCAGATATATATCGAACCTGTAGATGTGCCTTGCAATGACCCTAAATAGCACTGGCCAATATAATTAGTATTACCAGTACCGTTATTGCTGGCAGTGATACTAATACGATACCACCCATTACCTACTGATGCTATACTTGCGTTTGTATATCCAGATTCTCCTGTTTGATATGTTCCAGTTTGTAAATTAACATCAATACTGTAACCTAACCCAGTACCGCCTGTAAATGCTACACGATGTCTAAATGAATACAATGTACCGGCTTTAGCATAGATACTGTAAGTGTATGGAGAAGAATTACTAGTAGACGAATATGAAAACGCAATATTTGAATTTGAAAATACTTGTGTAGAAGTAACTAATGTAGCTGTAGGAGTTCCATCTGGAGCAATACCAGCTCCAGTAGTAACTGTAAGATTATATGGTATCCAGAAACTATTAGTAAAATCTTCGCTAAATGTAATTAAATTATTTGTCAGTGTGCCGAATGGTCGATTAGTTGGAACAAAATTACCGGTATAAATGGCTACACCTTTTGTAATACGCACACCACTCATATATCCAGTGTATGCATAACCGGTCGCCGGGGCGTTGAAGTTTCCAATATATAAAGTACCATTATTGGTAATATTATATCCAGTTGTAGTACCAGTCAGAGTTTGACTAATACCGTTAAAATAAATCGATACCGTTCCACTATTATAAACTACTGCTAAATGTGTCCAAGTGTTTAATGACATGGAAGTAGTTGTTCCTACAGCTCCACCGTGCATATAGACTGTAGTTGCGCCGCCATTAAAGTATGCATCTAACCCTGAGGAGTTATTGTTTACACACCAGAATCTTACATTACCGGCATTATTGGCTGTAGGGTAAACCCACATTTCTATAGTGCCAGTACTACCAATAGCCCAATTGGAACTACTTGGAACTGTTAGATAGCTAGAAGATGTTCCTTGAAAATATGCACTTCCTCCATGAACTATAGGATTATAAAGTGATGTTGGAGCAAATGGATATGGACTAAAACTTCCTTGACTTACTGAGCCACTGGTTGTGATTGTATAGTTATTAGAACTACTGTCTAATATAAGTGTATTTGTCGATGTTCCAACTGACCCTGGAAAACCATTACCATCAAAATGCATTGTAACACTGCTACGATAAGGATCTTGATCTGCACTATAAGTAGGAGTTCCATTTAAACTAGCATCATACCCTAAAGTCTGACTTGTTTGTGCGTTAGTAAATGGCAAATAAAAACCGTTGGTTCCATAACTACCTGTATAAGGAATGGGTACCCACGTATTGTTGCTATCAAATTGACCAAATAATGATGGTTGTAAAGCGTAACCGTCTATAAAATTTACTTCTGAAAAATAACCATCGAATGTACCGCCACTGGAATTGCCGCCTACACGTTGATATGCATAAGGTTGAAAAATAGGCCAATAAGTTGAACCAGTTGGATATGTAGGAGTACTCGAAGCTTGACTACCAGCCATGGTCATTTGAACACCGTTTAACCATCCTTTAACAGTATTAGAAGAAGTTGATTGATTGATATCAACACTTATAACCAAATGGTACCATGCGTTTGTATCTCTTAATATAGGACTGAATCGTAAATCTGTGCCGCCACCATAAAAACAAATGTAATCAGGGTTAGTTCCGCTGGCTCTTTCTAAAAATACTTGTAATAAATTTGAGCCATCATAACTGTAAAAAAGATGTCGCTGTGTGCCGCCAGCTGCTGACAACTGTCCCAATTTGAACCACCAACTCATAGTAAATCGTCGATTGCTTCCTGTTCGATTAGGAGTAAATGTAAAATAAGAAGTCTTAGCGAGGCTGTTTCTTACGCTATTTGACACAGGTTGATAAAGGTTAGGTATAGGCCATTGGTTGGCGCGATGATATTGTAGTGCTTCATCCAAAGTCCAAATACCACTAGCACCTTTAAGTGAGGGTTGAGTTTTTGTACCTTTTAGAATTCTTCCTGGATTATTATTTTTAGCCATACGTTATTTAACCGCCATTCCATCTTATGATTACAATGCCCGATCCGCCGCGTTCTCCAGGGTTACTTCCATTACCTAAGCCACCACCGCCTCCGCCAGTATTTTGAAGTCCTGGACTTGGATTCGAAGTACCGCTACCACTTGCTCCTGGCATTCCAGTTCCGCCTGCGCCACCACCGCCGGATCCACCAGCGGCTCCTGTTACTGAAGTGCCAGAGCCACCAGAGCCTCCACCACCGCCAGCGTAAGTAGTCGAAGTTCCACTAATACTATAAGTCAATCCTGCTCCGCCTGCTCCGCTTACTGTACCGGTGCCAGCACCGCCAACAGATCCTGCGCCGCCGCCTCCGCCGTTAGTTTGATATGTTCCAGTAACTCCTGTTCCACCTGCGTTACCTTGTCCATAAGTACCGCCAGCACCGGTATAAGGTGTTTGATTTCCGCTAGCGCCGCCTCCAGATCCGCCTCCAGCTGGAACTAGACTATTGCCGCCTCCTGCTCCGCCGCCATATGCAACAATTCCGGCAAAACTACTATTTCCGCCATTGCTTCCTAAACTATTTCCGTACACTCCTGGACTATATGTTCCGCCTGCAACACCAACAACTACTGAATAAATTTGTCCTGGGATTACTGGTACACTAGAACTATAAACTAATCCACCGGCACCGCCACCGGCACCGCCTGGTGGTCCACCGGGACCTCCACCACCGACTACAAGAGCTTGAACACTAGTAACTCCCAATGGACAAGTCCAATATCCTGAATCTTGGAATACAGCATAGGTTGGCACACGATATCTTAGCACAATGACACCACTTCCTCCAGCGGCTCCAACAGTAACTCCATTACCACCGCAACCACCGCCACCGCCTCCGGTATTTGGTGCGCCTGGCTGAGCTGCAACTCCGCTAAATGAACCATTGCCGCCGCCGCCGGCTCCGCCTACGCCAGGCGTACTTCCATAACTGTTACTAGTAGCGGCATAAGTTCCCCCACCGCCGCCGCCTGCATAGAATTCTAAATTTCCTGTTATTGTGAATGATAGACCATTACCACCACAGCCACTTTGCATTTGATCTTTGGTTCCGCCTTGCGGACCTGCTTGGCCTGCGCCGCCACCACCGCCATTGCCATTAGTTACACTCCAGTTATAACCTAAACCACCACTGTTACCTTGACCGGATGTTCCAGAACCTACTCCACCAGTGCCTCCTCCGCCGGATCCACCAGAATTTCCAGTTCCTCCAAATTGTGCTCCGCCACCTCCGCCGATTGTACCTATAATAGTTGCACGAACACTTAATTGGCTAACATACATGTAATTTGTACTTGTGCCGCCGGTAAAAAATGAAACATATATTTGGTTAGATGAGTTGGCTGTAAAAATAAAACTATACTGAGACCAGGTTAAACTTAAAGATGGAATGCTTGTAGCTGTTGCTAACGTGTTTCCACTATTGTATGCGTTGTCTGTAAATGAAATAGTTCCTGTGCTGAAATTTGAACTTCCTTTAGCCCAGAAACTAACAACATATTGTGTACCATTTGTTAATCCCGAGACAAGAAACGTTGAATAGACATTACTACCGCCAGTAGAAGTTAACACTACACTTCCGCCTCCGTTAGGGCCGTTTCCTGTAAATAGTCCTACTGTTGCGCTTGATTGAGCACTCCACCCTGTAGTTGCACTGAATGAATAATTTGTGTTGTATTCTGTTCCGCTGGCTAATGCACTAGCATAACCGTTATATCCAATGCCTAAAGAACCTCCAGGGCCACCATTGCCAACAATAAGTTGATATGTTGTTCCTGGAGTAACTGACACTGATGAATTATAAATTAAGCCGCCAGCGCCACCTCCTGATCCACCACCACCGTTAGTTCCACCACCGCCACCGCCACCGGCTACTACAAGTGCTTCTACTTGTGTAACACCTGGTGGGCATGTCCAATAATTAGATGTTATGAATTTTTGACTTATTAAAGATTCGTTGCTTACGGCTGATAATTGTGTATTTGTTCTTTTGTATCTAACTAATACTACACCAGATCCGCCAGCTCCGCCGCCGGTTAATCCAACACCTCCACCACCACCTCCGCCTGTATTTGTTGCGCCAGATTTTGCAGAAACGGTCCCAGTACCAGCTGAGCCACCGCCTCCTAACCCACCAACGCCGTATGGTGTAACAACAATATTGCCACCGCCACCGCCACCGCCACCAAAATATCCGCTTGCTCCGTATGCACTAAATTGCGGAAAGTATAATCCAACTCCACCTTGACCGCCAAGGTTAAATGCATTTTGTGCATTTCCAGATGCATTGCCGCCGTTGCCTCCGGCACCGCCACCACCACCTGCAGGATAAGGACTTGTTCCGCCGTAACTTTGGCCACCACTAAACCCTTGTCCAGCAGTTCCTGGACCGCCATTTAATGTTGTTGAGGCCAATAATGCAGCACTGCCTCCACCTGATCCACCGGCGGCACCTTGGGCAGGGGTTCCGCCAGAACCTCCAAACCCTCCGCCGTTTGCAACTAATGTTCCAAATTGGCTATATTGGCCACTAGTACCGTTAACGTTTGATCCTGCTGTAGAACCGGATCCACCTGATCCAACTACAACGGTATAAGTATTTCCTGGAATAACTGGATAGTTTGAATTATATACAACACCACCAGCACCTCCTCCCGCTCCATTATCTGCACCAGATCCGCCACCACCTACAACTAGAACTTCTACACTAGTAACATCTTGTGGACAAGTCCAGTTGTAATTTGATCCTAGGTTAACAAAACTTTGTATAGTATATTGATCATCTATACTACTTTGATTTTGTAATTCTTCTAATCTATATATTCCGCCAGATATTGGACCTACATCGTCTTGTGCGCGAGTAATTGCAACACTGGTTACAGGAATAAAACTTGTTGTCCCTAATTGATACTCTAACTGACACCCCCAAATATAAATCCCTGACCCCGATGTTCCTGTGTATGTTGGAGTAGCATCTCCAGTAGTAGTGTATATACAAACCCGATGAGTTCCGTATGTTCCTGCTGGTCGAGTTACACTACAGCGATACCATCCGTTCCCAACAGGCACCATACTTAATTGACTATTTCCACCTGCTATTGTTCCAGTAGCACCAGTTGATAAGTTAAAATAATTTCTATAATTAGCAACGCCTTGGTGCGTATTATCAATAATGAGCCAACTACGCTCTGCGGCTTTTGCAAAAATACTAAGTGTGTATGCTAAACCATTGGTTGAACCCAATTGGTTTTCAACACCGTGCAGAGTATTTGCAGTAGTTTCTTGAATTTTACAAGCGGTAGTAGTACCGTCAGGGGCGACAGCAGCGGCTGTCGCTATAGTAGAGTTATTTGTTGACCAGTAAGTAACATTTGAAAAATCTGAACTACCGGTAACAATATTAGTACTTGCTGGTTCAATCAATACTGTCGGTTGAGTCCAAGAACCGTTCACATAAGAGTAATTTAAGCGAGGTTGATTAATAGCAGCTGTGGTTAATACACCACTACTGTTAAAATATGTGCCTGTGCTGGCACGACTGACAAAGCCTGTGGTAGGTTGTTTTTGGCTAGTTAAGACGCCACCTATAAAACGGTTTGCCATTTTAAGGAGCTCCTTAGCTAATTATTTCGTAGCTGACTGTTACCGTTAAGACGCTGGCTGTACCTGCTGTAACACCTAAACTGGTATTTTCTGGCAAGTAAATTTGTGTGCTTTTGTCTAATGCAATTAACGAAGCGTTAGCTGGAATACTAACGGTGCTAGCCATTGGGCTTGCTGTACCGCCTGCACTGGCCGCACTACAATAACTCAATGTAAAGTTACAAGCGTTTGTACCGTTTGTGTTGGAAACAATAACATTATTAATCTTTAACACTTGGTTACTGCTGGCTGCGTTACTTACTAAACTAGTAATACTAGTAGTACTCAACGCTACAGTACTGGTTGTTCCTGTAATTGATTGTACGTTTACTATATTTGGAGCTGTCATTTTCTAATCCTTTTGTATATTTATCCACCGAATACCATGGACATTGCAATACTGCGACCCATAGTGGCTACTTTGTTATTACCCACGTATGCGTAAGTTGTATCGCTAGTTGTTGTGCCGCCTAAATAAATGTTTGATCCTGTAGCGCCAATTACAACTGTTCCTGTGACACCTGCACCTATGTTCAATGTGCCAGATGTAACATTGGTAGTAATGGCTGCTGTTCCACTAGATGTATTGCCCAGTATACTCAATATTGAGTTACCAGTATTTTGCCCAATGTACACAGTAGTACCTGGTGCTCCAATATTCATTGTGGTTGCAGCTTGGCCAAAATTGATTGTTGTAGCGTTGGCATTGTACATACCAAATGTTGTACTAGTTGTGGTTACGCTGGTTGTAAACGATGGACTAGTGGTTGAAAATACACCACTGCTTGAAATAGTTGCAGCATCCGTTGCGCCGCTATTCACAACAAAGTGTATAGCATTTGAACCATATGTGCCTATGGCCAAATCAGTACTAGCCGCGGCTAGATACACATTGCCTGCTGTATTAAATGCGCCAGATCCAGTAAACGTACTAGAGTTCATACCAAACTCACCGTAGTTGGTTGTGGCAGATCCTAAATTATTACTTACGTTAAAGTTTGTGCTTGCACTAGAGTTGTTGCTGGTATTTTGTAAAATAATCTGGTTGTATCCAGCTGTGCTGTTGGCAAAAGTGGCCAATATACCAGTATCAGTATAGCCAATGGTTGAACCAGTTTTTAGCAAAGTGTTCACTACAGCATTGTTAGTAGTCAATTGATTATTGACGGTGGTTGTACCAGTGCTAGCACCAATACCGATTGTAGTTGCCGCTCCGCCAATGTTTAACGTTGTAGCTGTGGTGTTTACAAGATTAAATGATGTGCTACTGCTGTCCACACTAGTTGTTGCTAAAAATGAGGCGGCCTTGATAGTACCATATGAGGCTGATACAAAGTCGCCACTAACGTTTTCTGTACCAGTGTTGTACCATTCCAAATAACCACTGTCATTGGCCAATACCAATGCAGCATTTTGATCAGCACTGTTAGCATAATAGTGCATACGTAAACCAATGTCTTTACCGTCATTGGTAGCCCATGTGCCACCTACACCACCTGATGGTGCATGTAGTTCAATCAAATTGTCAGTATAAACTGTATTAGTAGCTCCAACATAGTCAGTAGCACCGCTAACAGTTAGTGTTCCGCTTACAATCAAATTGTTGTTGACTGTTGTACTGACTGCTGTAGCTGTAATTGCTGTGGTACCTGCTGAAGCAATTGTCACAGTACCGTTGTTAGCTACAGTGACATTACTAGTACCATTTTGAATACTGTTAATATTTGCATTGGCATTGCTACCAGAGCTGGTAACTTGTAGTGTACCACTGACATCGCTAATTGTAATAGATCCTAGTGTAATTGATCCTGGACCCACGTACAAGTGACTCCAACGTCTACTTGCAACACCTAAACTATAACCAGTGTTTACGGCAACGTTTTGTCCAGTTGTTGTTCCAACTGTAACAGCTGCGCCGCCTGGTGCAAGACTAACAGTGATTGTTGTGCCGCTGGCTGATAATAGATAGTATACAGTTTGTGCTGTCAAACTACCTAAGTTAGCACCAAACACTACAGTCATGTTAACAACCATACCAGTTGTTGTTCCGACTGTAATATTTGCTCCACTACTTGCTGTTGCTGTGGTCACTACTGTATCTACAGCAGGACTAATGTTTTGATACGCGGCACCTAAGTAAGTTGTAACCGCATGTTGTGTTGGAACTTTAACGTCTGAGTTTTGACTTAATGTCCCGTCTGTTGAGAATTCGTTAATCTGTGCGCCAAGTTGTGCGCCAATTGAACCTAGTCGCAAGCTGGTCAAACCGCTCAAGTTGAACGCACTAGCATTCAATGTAGCTGCACCAGTTGCTTGGTTAACGCTGAAATAGTTACCTACATAAAAGTTACCAAGTTCGTCTGTTGACACATAATAAACACGACCTGGGAATGTGTAGTTAATTTGGTTAGCTGGAGTAGGACCTTGTGTTGGTGTCCCTGGATAGTTTGTCGTAGCAATACCGCCAGTACCAATTTGCAAGAAGTCATGCGACTGTAATCTAATCAAACTAAAGTTATAACGAACTTGAACTCCAACACCATCATTACTAGCCACGGTTTTTTGTTGTGCTAGAGTTAAAATAGTAACCGCTGTACTGTTAACTGTAGCTGTACTTACAGCACTGACAACATAAGCACTAGTATCGCCTGATGCAAATTGCAAACTTGCACCTGCACTAATAGTTCCGCTTACTCCACTCAATACTAATACATAATTTGATTGTCCGCCTACTACTGTTGGAGTTAAAGTTGCTCCGCTAGAACCACCTGTTACTAAGTTGGTTGTATTGAATGTTCCGCTGGTAGCTTTATAGTACAAGTAACCAGTTTGCACACTAGTAACTACACCAGTAGCGCCACTAGTTGCTTGTGTAATTGTTTCACCTTGTGTGAATGTACCGGTTGATAGTGCGGTGTTATAGGTTAACATACCGCCGTATACTGTACCAGTAATTGCTGTTTCTGTACTTAGATAACCTAAACTAACAGCACCATATGTACCATAACTGTTATTACCTGCAATACTACGGATCAGACCACCACCGCTGGCTGTATAGCCCATGTAGCAATAGTACGTGAACACTGATACAGCTTCTGCTTTACCGCCATTTGCACACCATAAACCTACACCGCCGTCAAGCACCATGTTGTAGGCCCAGAACACCATACTCTTGTTGCCGCTTGCTTGAACGCTTCCGTCTACAATAGCACCAACACCACCTGTACTCTTTGCAGTACAGTCTTTTACATATGGACTTTTTGTAATTACTGAGCTAGGATTTAATCTTAAATAAACACCGCCAATTGTAGCACGGGTAATATCAGTTGGATAACTTCCGTTGATAGCAAAACCAGTCATACCAGTTAGTAACAAACCTTGTAGTAAAGTTTGGTCACTTAGATAGAACATGGTACTTAAATTATTAACTACTGGACTAGCATCTGTACTTAGATATGTGAATGTTAATGTGCCACTTGGTGTTGAATTCGATACTGCACTCATTACCAATGTTGTACTGTTAGTTACACTGACAACTTTTTGCCCGCTTGAATAACCTGTACCGGTCACAGTCATGCCTGCTAAAATACCGCTGGTAGACGAAACAACTAGAGTGGTTGTATTACCACCGCTGACATAATTTGTACTAGCAGTTCCTGTTAATGCTGCAATAACAGTATCACGCATACTGTCGCCAACGATAGAAACGTTTGCAGGCACTGTGATAGGTAAAGTTTCGTAATATGTACCAGTCTTAACATAAATTGTTGCTGGTCCTGTAACTTGACTACAGGCATATTTTAATGTTTTAAATGCTTGGTTTAAACTAGTGCCGTTGTTGCTGTCATTACCGTTGATACTAACATAAAATACATCGCCTTCGATAACTGGACTTTGCCAAATAGGATATCCACTGGAACCAACTGTTAGTACTTGGCCATAACTACCGATAGGCAAATTGGTATTGCCACTTCCGCCATAGTAAGTTATATCACCAGCTGTTGTATTGGCTGTTGCTCCGCTGGCCATGATTTGCCAAAAACCTGATGAAAGATCAGTGGACCAAGAACTGGATGTATTGGCTGTTACACAAACATAACTGTTGCCGCCGTAATATACAGCATCGTTTATGCTATAAGCTGTGGTGGTTGCCCAATTGCCACGCCAGTTTAATCTAATTTTTCCTAAGTTTACAGTGGTTATACTCATAGTTTTTCCAATTTCTAATATTTATCAATAACTATACGTGGCAATCAAATTGCCGCTGGCGTCAATGCTATAGCTATATTGGTTTGTTCCGACATCTACTGTGGCATATAAATCTGAACCGCCAGACTGTAGTTGTACATTTGAATCAGTTATTTGTGTGTATTGCAAATTTCCACTAGCATCTACAACAAAAGCATGTACCATCGTAGTGGCCAATGCTCCTTTCATGTAAGTAGCAACGTTGGATAGCGTACTTTGATAGCTAGTTGGTCCTGCTGGATCTACTACATAGATTATAGTGGCGCCAGATAGCGTGGATTCTGATGGCAGATCTGTAATTTTAATTGACATACAATTATCCTAGTACAAAATAGTAGCCGCTTCCGCCTGCTACATAAGTGTCTAGCTCTTTGTCTAGACGGTCAAAATCTTCTTTGGCACTTGATTTCAAATCAGATCCATTCATCTGAATTGGACTTCCTGGGCCAGCAATACTGGCAAACTTGCTACGTGCTTCACCTAACATCTGTTTACAAACAGCCAAGGTATAGTCTTTCAACCATTGCTTGGCATATACATCTTGTAACAAGACCCAGTCTGGACGGAAATTATAACTTTGTACAAGAATCTGTTCGCCTTGTGCAAACGGACGTTGTAGAATTGTTAGTAAATGGCTAGTTGGTTTCCATTTAAATTCAATATAACTACCAAACATACGTCCAACTAGTTTTTGATAACCAGCAAATGCTTCATAAGTTGCTAGTCCGCCCATCATGCTACCACTCATCAAGTAAGTGTTTGTGTACGCCAAGTTGAATGGTTCGAACAATGTTCCACCTGCACCCATACCACTTCTTGAACCGATAGCACGACGAAATACCTGACGAACTTCAATAACTTCGTCGGGCAATTTATATTCATTTGTATCCTGAATTAGTTCTATAAACAAATAGCTTTCTTCCACAGCATTTGGGCTTTTTTGTCTATAGCGATTTAGTGCTCTATCCAGTGCTGCTTCATAGTGTGCTGGGTCTAATTCCACCTCAACCATGCCGTCGCCTAGCATTAGTTTGACATAGTCAAATACCTTATTTCTTTCAGCTGTTGGGTCGGATAGCGTTGTAGGTGCGAAATCGTCCATAATTAGTTCCTCATACATATTTAGCTTCGATAAATATCATTATGCCACGCTTATCACTTTATAAACCAGAAAAGGGCAATGACTACAAGTTCATTGACCGCCAAGCCAGCGAGATGTTTCAAGCTGGCGGAACCGATGTCTATCTGCACAAATACTTAGGTGCTGGTACAGACCCAGCTAATGCTACAGCTGATCAGCCTAATTATGCTAATACAGCAGTAACAAACATACAAGATTTGCTATTTTTAGAAAATCGTGACAGAAAATACGACTCGGAAATCTACAGAATTCGCGGGCTTTATAATGTACAAAATATTGATTTTAATTTGAGCCAATTTGGCCTGTTTATTGACAACGATACCCTGTACATGACCATACACATTAACGATTTTATCAAGTATATTGGGCGCAAACCTATCAGTGGGGACGTTATAGAACTTCCGCATTTGCGTGACGATTTTGCTCTTAACGATTTTGACTTTAGTTTACCACGTTATTATGTAATCGAAGATGTAGGCCGTGCTAGCGAAGGATTTAGCGTAACTTGGTATCCACATTTGTACAGATTAAAACTTAAACGAATTACAGATAGTCAGCAATTTGCACAAATCTTTAATCAGCAAGCCTTGGATGCCAATGGAGATCCAGTTGCAGGAACTACTCTTAAAGATTTGCTCAGTACATATAATAAAGAAATTGAAATTAACAATCAAGTTGTTGCCCAAGCTGAAGCAGATGCTCCTAAGAGTGGTTATGAAACTCGTCAATTTTATACTCTTGCGGCCAGTGCTACTGGCGGGCAAACTACACTACAGGCCGCAGATGATGAAACTGTCAATGCTAGCAATGCAGGACAACTTGCCAGTGGTACGTACGGTGTACCATTGCGTACAGGTTATACAGGATACTTGGTTGGAGATGGTTTTCCAGTTAACGGATATGCGTTTGGATTTGGTGTTAATTTTCCAGCGGCGCCAGCTAACAATGACTTTTTCTTGCGTGTAGATTTCTTACCTAACAGATTGTTTAGATTTGATTCTGGCACAGGCGGATGGGTAGCTGTAGAAGATAGTGTACGCATGACTATGACACAAACTGATACTCGTAGCACACTTAAAACTGGATTTATCAACAATAATCTTTGGACTTATTCAGATGCAATTGCCACAACATTTGCAACATTTACACAAGATCAAATTGATGCAGGAGTTAGTCTTATCAGTACAACTTTACCATCTGCTCCAGTGGGAATTTATGTAGTTTTAAAACTAGACAACATACTAATTGATTATGCTGTCAGTGATTATCCAAACTTAATTACAACTTATAGAAAAACTCCATCAAGTCCATTGTTGTTAAGAATTAATTTACCTGTAATTGGCGGTGAACAACAGACAATTCCTTACGCTGGACAATGGACTATTACCTTATACAACGATAGAGAAGAACAAAGACAAAGCATCAGCAAAGTGCTTAGACCAAAGGCGGATTTATAATGCACATCTATATAAACAAGGAGGCTTCGGTTTAACGCCGTTGTACTATTATACAATTCTTCTACGATGCGCAAATCAGACGATATATTACGCAGACTATTCGTGCGTTTAGTAATTTTGTGGTAAAATACGGTGACGGTAGTTTACATCGTATACCTGTAATGTATGGAGATGCTGAACGTCAAGTAGCTAGCATTATTAGACAAAACAGTGAAAATATTGTAAACTCTGTTCCACGTATCAGTATCTATGTTACAGCTCTAGCATTGGATCGAGATAGACTAGCTGATCAAACTTTTGTAGATACAGTTAATATTCGCGAACGTGCTATAGATCCTCGCACTAACAAATACTTGCCTGAACAAGGTAAAAATTATACCATTGAACGTTTGATGCCAACACCATTCAAACTTACTATGAAGTGCGATATTTGGAGTGCCAATACAGATCAAAAATTACAAATACTTGAACAGATTTTAGTCTTGTTCAATCCTAGTCTAGAACTACAAACTACAGACAATTATATTGACTGGACCAGTTTAACTGTATTAAACTTAAATGATATTAACTGGGATAGTCGAACAGTTCCTGTAGGCAATGACACACCAATTGACATTGCTACCATAACACTAGATACTCCTATATGGATTAATCCGCCAGTTAAGGTCAAACATTTGGGTGTTATTACAAAAATTATTAATAACATGCATGGTTCTGCTGTTAATAGCGGAACTTATATTGAAGGGTTAGGTTCATCAAGCGACCCATTAGGATCGACTACAACTTTTCAAAATCAATTTGACGAATTGACTATCAGTATTACTGGTTATAAATTAGAAGTATACAACAATCAAGCTATTTTATTAGAGCCACACGAAAGTACAGTTCCATTGGAGCCTACATTAGATATTCCAGAACGTCAAGGCACACCAGTAGACTGGATGGCCATTATGCAACAATACCCTGGAAAATATGTTGCAGGTTCAAGTAGACTATTTTTAACACAAGCAAATGGTAGTCAAATTGTAGGTACTGTGGCTATCGATCCGTTGAACTATACAATCATGCATGTTCAATGGAATCCTGATACACTTACATCTAACACAGGAATTGATAGTGCGGGTTTACTAGATCACGAATTAGGTTACGATTTATCACATTGCTATAGACCTAATAGTCCTGGCACATTTGATGCTATTATAAATCCACAATCATTTAATCCAAAACGTCCTCAAAAACAAGATACAGATCAGCCTATTGCTGTGGGCACACGATACTTGATAATTGACGAAATAGGTAGTACACACAATGCACCAGGCAAAGGTGCTAGTGCATGGCAGGACATCTATGGACATGATTTCGTAGCAGAAGTAAACGACATCATCGAGTGGACAGGGGAAACATGGACTGTAGTTTTCCACGCAAACCAAGACAAAGACACCTTAGTGTGGCAAACGAATATATACACTGGAGTACAATACCTGTGGAACGGAGTTTCCTGGGCAAAGAGTTTTGAGGGTGTATATACATCAGGTCAATGGAGTCTAGTCTTGTAAAAGAATCGATAGTTTGTAGCGGAGCATTGTTCTACGCCAAATCTACACGAAGATTCTTACTGTTACAAAAAGCACATGGCAAGCATGAAGGAACTTGGGGTTTAGTTGGTGGTACTAATATCACTGGCGAAACTCCATGGCAGGGCTTACAACGAGAAATTGCTGAGGAAATTGGTACAATACCAAAAATCTTAAAAACAATTCCGTTAGAAACATTTGTATCAAATGATAAAGTGTTTAACTTTCATACCTATCTCTGTGTTATAGAAAAAGAATTTGTTCCTGAACTAAGTGATGAACACATTGCTTGGGCATGGGCAACTATCGACCGTGCGCCTAAACCCTTACACCAAGGTCTGCGTAATAGCTTTTCGAGCAAAACAATACGTACAAAACTTCAAACTGTATTCGACTTAGTGGAGTTGATATGAAAGAAATTGTTCGTATGTTCCCTACTACCGTAGGGTTTTATAATAATCTAGATTTTTCCATACATGCTGATGTTAAAGAAGTTGTCAAAGACAAATTATTAACTAGTAGCTCTAACTTTTTTCAAACTAAAACAGGTGTTCATAAATTTAAAGAATTTGAAAAAGTAAATTATTTTGTAAAAAGTGCTGTATTTGATTTTGTAAAAGAATGTGGATACGATATAGAGTTTAATGAGCTGTATATTGCGGATAGTTGGGCCAACATTAGTACAGCCACAGCTACTACTCATCCTCCACATGGCCATTCAAACAGTTTCATCAGTGCTGTATACTATCCCCGAGCACCAAAAGGTAGTGGACAACTGATGTTTATGCATCCATGCCCTCAAATGCATTCAATTGATCCGGATCATGCTGGGCCAACTGTGGATAATAGTACCCAAACTTGCATAGATCCGGAAGAGGGGTTGTGTATTGTGTTTAGAAGTAGTACAATACATGGTACTACGCCTAATAATTTAACTGACGACGAACGAATCAGTGTTGCTTATAATTTTAATGTTCGTAATCTTGGAAAAAATAGCGTTAGTTCGCATTACGAGGATAACGAATGACATCGACTATAGAAAATTTAATTGGAGTTTTTCCTAATGAGCTATCAAAAGAGTATTGTAATAAAGTTTGTTCTTACTTTGAATATTTAAATGGTTACGATTTAACTATTAACAGACAAGAAGTAGACCAAGTTCCTATCAGTGCCAAGGACGATCAACAATACTATCTAGGAGAAGAACTAGACACTAATCGAATGTTGACTAATGGACAGTTAGCTGGTCCTGCAATACAAGCGGTAACTAAATGTATTGCCATGTATGCAGACACGGTAAATGGTGTTAGTCATCTTGCTAAAAATTTACAAATATTGCCATTTAAGATACAGCGTACAAAACCTGGTCAAGGTTATCATATGTGGCATCATGAACAAAACAGTATACAAGAAGCCAATCGACTTTTAAGTATTATTATCTATTTGAACGACATCAATGACGGTGGCGAAACAGAATTCATTCATCAAAGTGTGAGAATTCCTCCTCGTCAAGGGACTGTTGTTATATTTCCTAGTTCGTTTACGCATACACACAGGGGCAATCCTCCACTTAAAGACACCAAGTATATATTGTCTTCGTGGTTTGCTTTAACTAAATGACTTATAAAATTTTAGTTGTAGGTGGGGGTACCGCAGGTATTATGGCCGCCACTTATATTAAAAAATATTGGAAATCTAATGTAGATGTTACACTAGTATATGACCACAGCAAACCTGGAATTGGTGTTGGGGAAAGTCTTACTCCTGTAATTTATGAATATTTAGATCTTGTAGGAATTACAAGAGAAGAACTAATTAAAAATGTTAATGCCACTGTTAAATTAGGACTTAAATTTAAAAATTGGTTAAATGATGGTAAACATTATTATCATAATTTTAGCCAGTATCAAGACAGTTACTACAATTTAGTAGCTGCTTATGACATTGCACACAACCAGTATGATTCAGATACTTCGTATAATGCCGCATATATGGACAATGGATTAATTCCTGGAGATCCAAATGCAGGACAAGCACTACATATAGATGCTGTATTGTTTAGTCGTTATATTGAAAATAAATTTCGAAATGAATTAACTATTACAGACGGTGTTGTAGACTCAGTAGTAAAGAATAATGAAAATATAGATCATATAGTACTAAATGACGGGCGTAAATTATCAGCTGATTTTTATATAGATGCTAGCGGATTTCAAACTGTACTGATGAAACACATGAATACAGAGTGGGTTGACAAAAGTGATTGGTTGCCAATCGACCGCTGTATTCCTAATCCAGTTGAATATGAATTTACAAAACAACCTCCTTATACAACGTCAGAAGCAAGCGCAGATGGGTGGATACTACAAGTACCGTTAAGCAATCGTTGGGGAGCAGGTTATTTGTATTCTAGCGAATTTACATCCGACGATGAAGCATTTAGTAAATTTTCTCAGTGGACTAAACAAACTTATCAAAAAGATTTAACCAACACTAGCCGTGTACTATCTTTTAAAAGCGGATACTGGAAGGATCAATGGGTTGGAAATTGTATTGCTGTTGGACTAGCAAGCGGATTCACAGAACCATTAGAAGCAACAAACATACATCACACAGTTGAGCAAGTTAGGCAGTTTGTACATTTAAACAGTTTAGGTTATTGTAGTTTAGATAGAATTAATTACAATAAAATTATGCAAGAATTTTATGAAAATGTATACTTGTATTTGAGATTCTGTTATACTACAAAGAGAACAGATAGCGAGTTTTGGCGTTATATGACCAATAATACTCCAAGCATAGTTGCAGATCTAGATGAAAAAGCTCAAATGGATTTTTTAACATTTTATGATAGTTTAGGTGTAATGTTTAGTTTTGGAAATTTTACAAGAGTTGCAGTAGGTCTTAAAAAATGCAATAGAGATAAAATAAAGAAAATATTAACACAAAGAAATTTATTAGAACGTGCTAGGCAAGAATCCTACTCTATTAGACAGCGTAGGGCACAAGATCTCACTAGGGCTGTAGATCATAGAAAATTTATTGATAGTATATTACGATGAAAAGTGCATTTTTATTCCCAACAGAAATATACGAAGACTATATTACAAATATAGACAATGCTCAGTTGATTGAAGAATGCAGAAAAATTTATTCTGAAAAAAATACACCTATACAAGTAAGCAATAATGGAGGGTGGCAAAGTCGCCCGTTATCTAAACCTGTTGGACCTGTTACCGAAAAACTAATTGCTGAAATACAAGGCAGATTAAAAGTTATATATGAAAAATTTGGAAATAGCAGGATTCCTAAGTTATCTAATTATTGGTTCAATGTAAACAATCGAAACAATTATAATATATCTCACAATCATACTTTGTCATTTTTTAGTTGTACCTATTATGTAAAATGTCCTGTAAATTGTGGTGATCTTATTTTAGAAAGACAAGACGATAGTGAATTTTTCCTCCAATTTTTTGAACAAGAAAATGAATATACCGCTCAGGCATTGATGCTAGAGCCAGAAGAATCAAAATTGGTAATATTTCCTAGTTGGGTTCGTCATAGTGTAGGACAGAACTTGACAACTGATAAAAATGATGCTAGAATATCAATTGCTTTTAATTTTATATGAAAGAACATACTACACAATCTGGACATAGCATTAAACTTTATGATAATTTATTAAGTTATCACGAACGTTGCAGTTTGTTTGAGCAAATAAGACAAATTCCGTTTATGATTTCGACCGGTTTTGATACACTACTAACAGATCAAAAAGCCAGTTTTTTAATTAAATCTCTATGGACCGAAGAAAGTTTAAAATCATTTGGATTGTTTAGTTTACCCGGTATGAAAGTCGTTACTGATCAGCTAAAAGACTACGAGTTTAGCAGGTCATGGATGAATTTAGCAACACCAATTGATCGACTTCGCTATCATAGCGATTCAAGAACTGAAGGCTTTGTTAGTGTTCTTTATTATTTAAATGTCTCTTGGAATGTAAACTGGCACTGTCCCACAGTATGGAGAACTAATGATTTATCTGATATTGAATTTGTATCGGATTTTGTTCCCGGAAGAGTTGCTATGTTTGATAGTATTATTCCGCATGTAGGTACACAACCGCCATTAGAAGCCGATCAATATAGGTTAACATTGAATACAGTATGGAAAAGAAAATAAATCATAAAGTTTACGAATTATTTCCAACTATTGTTATAGGTTTTGATTTTACCAAACATACCAATTCAACACTAGTTAATACAATACGGTCTATGAATACTCGTGAGCATGTATTAGTCGTAAACGGCCAATCTAGTTACGGCGGTGCTGACCAGAATTTAAAAAATGTTCCTGAATTATCTGATTTTTTTACAGACGTACAAATTGCCCTAGATACTTATACTGATAAAACTGGGTTAGAGACTTGTGTGGTCACTGATAGTTGGTTTAATATCATTGGACAAGATGGTAAAGTAACTCCTCACAGACATGAAGGTAGTGTTATAAGCGGAGCATTTTACCCATATGCAGAATCTGGTAGTTGTAGTTTGTTTTTTGAAACTCCGCTTCGCCCTTTTAAAATGAACGACATACTAGCTAAAGAAACAACATACGGCGCTGGACAAATAGAATTTCCATGTCAGCCCGGAATGCTAGTATTATTTCCTAGCTGGTTATTACATTATACAGAAAGAAACAAAACTAAAGAAAGAATTACAATTAGTTTCAATACTATGCGTTCGTCCTTAAAGCAATTAATTAAAAAGGAATTATTAAATGGCTAGATTTGCTGAGATTAGTAAACTTTGGTCCTTAGATATTTTAAAGGCCAAATTAAAACAAACTGAAATAGATAGTTTATTAAAAGAGTCTGACGAATACCTTAAAACAGGTGCAGACATGAGCCCTATTTTAGCTGGGCTAATACAAGAAGGCGAACAACGAGAATTTGAGTTTTCAGAATCGTTTGATGTACTACCATATGTTGTGGATTATTTAAAATCTAGTTATGATCCATTTTTTAGAAACATAGAAGCTAGGCATTTAGAAGTTAGAAAATCTTGGATTGTTAGTCAATATGCCGGTGACTATAATCCAGTACATACACACGATGCATTACTCAGTGGTATTTTATATCTTAAAGTTCCAAAACAAATTCAAGACTCATACAACACTATACAAAAAAATGGTAATAACGGCTTGGATGGTTGTTTGCATTTTATATTTGGCAATTTTCATGTTCCTAGTTTACAAAATCTTGGCCCAAGAGCAATTTGTCCAAGAGTAGGGGATATGTACATATTTCCGGCATATATAATGCATACAGTTTATCCTTTCAAGGGTGACGGCGAACGAAGATGTATCGCTTTTAATGTGGACTTAAAATGAATAAAGAACAACTAGAAGATTTTCAAAATTTTAGAATGGGGCAAATACAAGCCTATTACACAGGTGTTGGCTCGTATCGAGGATTAATGACAGATAAGACTAGAAATTTATTCTACGAAAAGTCTATCAAACATTCTTGCAAGGGAAAAGTTGTGTTAGATATCGGTGCAGGATTAGGTTTACTATCTTTGTATGCTATCCGAGCAGGCGCTAGTAAAGTGTATGCTGTCGAAGCAAATCCAGTAGCCGTACAAGTATTGCAAAAATTAAAAGACGAAGAAAAATTAGATAATCTTGAAATTATAGAATCTGCCAGTTGGGCACTAGAGTTGCCTGAACAGGTAGATGTAATTATTCATGAAATTTTTGGACCATTTTTATTAGACGAAATGTGTCTGCATACATTAAACGATGTTAAAAAATGGCTCAAGCCTGATGGTAAACTAGTACCTGATAGTTTTGGATTTGAATTTAAATTTTATGATAGCGACAATGTTGATTCTATAAACTATATACATTCTTTAGGTTCTACATTTGAAGAAGCAATGCAAACTGGGCAAACTATTGTCGAGGATGTAATACCAGACGACCATAATGATTGGCTTAATTTTGGTCCTTGGGATTTTTACAATTACCCCGAAGGTATATTAGAACAACGTAACGTATTCAAAAAATCTACTAGAATCGATAGTATATGGGTCAAGCCTTATATAGTATCTAACGGCTCTCGTTTAAATTTGTATCGTCCTTCGATTGAACGTCACTGGGGTAATAGTTTTTTAAGATTTAACCAATATACAATTATGGAAGAAAAAACTGAGCTAGAACTTGGTTTTATAATCGACGAAAACTTAATGAGTTTTAGAACTAGTGTAAACATTCCAAAGAATCTACCAGGATCTTTTGGCAATAAGTGATATGTGGGCTTTAGAACATCCATCTAAAACTAAAGATGCATGGTGTGTTGTATCAAGAGATATTTTTACTCAAGAGCAACACAATTTTATAGAAAATTATATATCTCAACATCCTGAGCAAATAATTTCTGCTAAGATAAAAGAAAACGGTGGATCTAGAAATAGTCGACTTCGCAGAACAGATATCGTATTCTTAGAAGAAACTCCTACATTTGACAACATCTATAAAAGATTATCCGATGCTGTAAATGAAGTTAATGCTGGCTATTATAAGTTTGCACTAACACATATTCAAACACTACAGTATTCTATATATCGTTCGGAAGATCAAGGATTTTACGACATGCATACCGATGCAACTCTTAAAGGAGAAAACGGTAGATGCAGAAAGTTATCTTTCAGTATCCAACTAAATGATCCTAGTGAATTTGAAGGTGGAAATTTAGTATTTCACGATTCCAATCCTGGTAATATTGTTAGATTAAAACAAAATGAGATTGTGTTCTTCCCTTCGTTCTTACCTCATAGCGTAACTCCTGTTACTAAAGGTGTAAGAAAGTCTTTAGTTGGCTGGGTTATTGGGCCCGATTTTGTATAGCCTTTAAGAACTCTCGTTGTGTAACTAACTGTTCTTCTACTACTTCACTCTTAGGTATTTGATTAAAATCGATATATTTTTTAATCAAAGACTTGTCAATAATTTTCATCCCAACTAATACTTGTATCCAGGCAGGTAATGCAAACAATCTATAACCGACTACACGGTCTTTATTTTGTCCAATATGATCTGCTGTTGGGAAATGATTATTCCATATAGATAATAAGTTGTCTAGCCTAGGAGTATTTTTTGAATTCTGCATATACTTCCAAAATTCAGTATCATTTCTACCGCCAAGATAGTGCATTTTAACAAAGCTAGCTGTATCATCGTACATGTCTATCATATAACTATTGTAAACATTATTGATGTTAGCACTAATTAAGCCATCATATAGTTGAGAAAAACACATAATCTGATGAAACATCATGTGTATGCTTGTGCTTTCTAATGGTTCTACAAACCCGCTACTTAAACCGACACATACCACATTTTTTGACCAAGGGTTCTTTACATACCCTGCTTCGAATTTAATTGTACGTGTAGGTTCTACAACTCGATTATATTTTTGTTTAATATATTCTACAAATTCTGCTTCTGGGTCCTTGCTAAACTCTTCACTGTATACGTATCCTGAACCTACACGATTGCTTAACGGAACTTGCCATACCCATCCAGATGACAATGCACTAGAGTGTGTAGTATTCATAGGATCGTTCCAATCAAATGGACTTGGGATAGCCCTATTTACTGGTAGCAAATCTTTAAGACTATGCCATTTTGAATCGACATGTTGATGTATTACACGCTTGAATCCAGTACAATCAAAATAAACATCTGCAGAAAATACCTCACCGCTTTCTAATTTTACACTAGAGATTCCTTGTTCGTCTTTTTTAACTTCTGTAATCAACCCTTCTTTTACAGTTACTTTTCCTTGTAAGAATTTACGCAAATATTCTACTAATTTGTTGGCATTGATATGAAGAGCATGGGCGCCAACTTGATATCCTTTACGATTAAAAGGAACTAGATTATCTCTTACATAATTACTGTACTTGTGTTCGTCTTCTAAAAAATCGTGTAAGTAACTTACTCCCCAGAAATCATTTTGTTTAGTAAGATCAAAGCTGTGTAGATAATCTCTATTACCGTGAAAATATTTGTTATCAGTGCCTGTCCAATTTTCAAAATTAATTCCAACTTTAATAGTGCTGTCGGTATAATTTATAAAATCAATTAGATTAATTCCGCTGAGATTTAAAAAATCTAATATAGCAGGAGTTGTACTTTCACCAACACCAATAGTGCCAATATCTTGACTTTCTACCAAAGTAATATCACAACCTTTATAAAGTGCAGCTAACATACTAGCTACTACCCACCCTGCTGTTCCACCACCTGCTATAAAAAATTTCTTCATGTACTGGCCCCGTTTCTAATCTCAGTTAAATGTCTCCTGTGATCCTTTGCTCCTAGATATAATTTATTTGCTAAATTATTATATTTTTCGTAAATCTCTTTACCTATATGTTCTAAATCGTAGTAGGCTAATTCTTTTTTTGCTAGATTTTTGTCTAACAATTTTAAACCGTCTAACACACCGTATACTAGTGTATGTTGCCACACTTGATCCATGTGGCTAGTTTCAATAATTCTTGGTAGTCTAAATTTCCATAGTTGCATTTTACTTTCAAGACTATCAGGCAATTTCATATTCTTCACTGTGCGCCAGAATTCAGTATCTTCTCTTCCGCCCATGTAGTGTAGTAATATCCAATCTCGTACACTTTCCCAATAGGGTTTCCAGTAATTTTCGTTGTAGCGTTTATGTAAATTTGTATCAAGTAAATCCATGTCGGGTCTAAAATAGTCTTTCATGAACACTAATAGGTTACATATACTACTGTGCAAGCTAGTTGCTTCCATAGGTTCAACAAATCCAGCACACAATCCGCTGAATAAAACATTATTGACCCATCCTTTTTCTAAATATCCTGTATCAAACTTAATTTCTTGTAGATATCTATCTGCACCAAAGTCTTTTTGTAGTGTATCAAATGCTTGATCAGTTGTAATGTGATCACTACTATAAATGTAACCAGATCCATATCTGGTAAAAGTAGGTACTCGCCATAGCCAACCGTTTGGCATGGCTTTGCTTAGTGTATGTGTAGGTATTTTTTCAGTTTCTTTAATTGGGATAGGAAAGTTAATGGCGCGATCTACGAGGATATGTTCCTTCCAACTAATAAATTTAATATTAAATATCTTAGGAAATAATCTTAAAAAGCCTGTACAGTCGATAAACATATCAGCATAGACTTTTCTGCCATCATCTAAATTCAAACATTTGACTAGACCAGATTCTTCTACATCTGCATCTACTACTGTTCCGATAATTCTTTTAATATTTGCAGCTTCTGCTTTACTATGAAAATATTTTAGTGCTAAGGCAGCGTCAAAGTGGTAACTATGTCCAGTGCTTTGTCCTGAAAAATAAGGACTTTTTAATGTGTCCATCAATTTACTTTGAATACTAGGGTTTGTTGATAACCCGTGCAAGACAGCATAAGCTCGCATAGCATCAAAATCTGGAGGCCAATAGTTATTAGACTCCATAGGATGTCCGATATTATCGTTAGGAGTTGTATATACACTACCTGGATGTGTCCAGTCTTCGAATCTGCTGCCTATTTTAAATGTAGCATTTGTTTCTCGAATAAATTCTGCTTCATTTAACCAAGGACACCAACGATTTAAAAATGCCCAAAAGTGGCTACTAGTTCCTTCACCGACTCCAACTGTAGGTAATTTATCACTTTCTAATAGACTAATTTCCATATCGTCTAAAGTAAATGATTGCATACAGTTAGCTACAATCCAGCCTGCTGTTCCGCCTCCGACAATAACAATTTTTTTAATCATGTGTTGTTTTCCATACTATATTAAAGACCACACGTTGCTGGCTTACAGTAGGATTAGATCCTGCATGTAACAAACTAGAAGGAAATAATACAGCTCGGCCTTTTTTAGGTGATACTCGTACTACTTCGTTTTCGTAAAATAAACAAGTATCACCGTCCGAGTCATTTACATAATACACACATGACCAAAAAATGTCATCCTTATTGGCAACACTATCTATATCAGTATGTGGTGTATTCCAACGGTTATTGGAATCTCTAGTTCTCCACAACAGATTGGCTTTTATTTTTAGCAAATCTTTATATAAAGGTTTAATCTTTGATATAGCCGATATTAACGGATCTAATTGAGAGTAAAAGCTAGTCGTATAATCTCTAAAATGAATAGGGTAAACTAGTTGGCCAACATCGTATATTTCTTCAGTTTCCTTAGAACCTGGATTTGTACCTTTATATGTAGATATAAGATAATTCCAGCTAAACCCTTGGCAAGCATATTCGTATTGATCTTGCAAAGGTAAAGGTACGATGTTGTCAACTACAATGTGTTTCATCAGAAACGGCCAATATCTATCCCCTCAGATGGAAGTGAACTATCTGTAGGAGGTTTAATATCAATTTCAGTTTCTCCGCGATCACCTGTTGGCCCTAATTGGAATAGTGGAGCTTCTGTTGGTTCGCCTTTATAGGCCGCACGTTCTTTAGCTGCATAGTCTTCTAATCTTTCATGAACAACAAAACTATTCATAACTAGTATCATGACAGTATCGTATTCAGTTTCTTGATACGCAATTGGTCTAAAACGATATTTCAACCATGATGGAAATATAGTCATATTGCCGCGTTTTGCAATTACACCATGTTGGTCGCCTTTTTCACTAACAGGTAGTGGATCAACAAACACAATATCCCCTTGTCCTTCGGGTAAAGTTTCAGGAGCTCTAATAACAGCAATTCCAGTATAGTGCCATGGATAGTTGCTCATAGTATCTTGCATTGTTGTCATTGAGTTAATAACAATACCTTTACAAATACTATCGTAAACATGAAACTTTCCAGCTAAATTTGGAAACTTTGCTTCATGAAGTGCAATACAACTTTCATGAAAATCTTTTTTAACTTTCATAAGAGCAGAATGATTTTCATTTAAAAACAAAGTACTGTCAGTTGTTGCTGGCGGGCTTTGTGGTTTTTTCAAACGTTCGTGTGTATCTGCACTTGTATTTTCAATTGCGTCTTGTAGTGAAATAAATTCATCAACTGTTAATAATTGCTTTAGATCATAAGTAGCAATTTTAACAGGATAAATGTCGATTAATTCCATATTCATTTAATGTATCTCCTTGGGCGTAGTGTTCTATTTAAGGCCATTAGGCGCCAGCTATAATTTTTTAAAGCAAACTTAACACCTTGACATTTTCCAATATCGTTTTTTAATCGGTCGTCCATTTTAATTGTTTCGATTTTAAAACTATCTCCCGGATCCCTTGATCTGAATCTAACACTATACAGTGGATCACCTCGACTAATGTGATAGTCTTCGTCAGGATTCATCCATTCAAAACTATAACTAAGCATACGTTGCCAACTATAGATATCAAATGTTCCTGGAATTATATGTCCCGGAATCTTAGGAGCTTGATAAAATGCTGGAAAAACTTCCATCCAGACAGGTTCGTCTGCAACAAATCCATTATCTAAATGTAGTTGAAAAATAGGAGTGTGCGGGTTGCGCCACTCGTTGGGGTGAAATTGAACTAGTAATTCTTTTACATAACTAGGATCGAGACTGCCGTCGATATATTTGATCGTTTTGGTATTTTTATCAAAACGTAGATGTAGATCGTAACCTGATCTAATTATAAACGTATTTTTACAATAATGTGCTGTAGCAGGACAACGAACATATTGAGCAGAATGATCTTGATTCAATGCTAACGGTTCGGGTTGTTGATATACCAACTCGTTCCATGCTGGTTCACTGTTTACAAACCAACCAATTTTCACAGACATAAAAAATCCTCAATTAAGTGCTAGATAGCACTTAACGGGATTAAATCTGGCTAAGTGCAAAATCTATAGACCCAGTACTTATGTTTAATTCAAAAGGTGCCGCGTTGATTATGAGTTGAGCTAAGGTAGGATAAGCTGCTTTGGATTTTTCTAAATCTTTAGTATAATCATAGCATAATGCAAATGCGATTTGATCAGGAGAGCCTTTCCAGCCGCCCCAGCCATGAATATCTGTGCCAGTATCAAAAACATCTGTGTAGAGACTTACTTCAATACCGTTATTTAAAATAGTAACACTGCTTGAATCTGCAGATTTTATAAGATTATACACCGCCATGTTTTGCCTCCAATGCTGATATTCTTGTTTTTAAATTTGTCATAATATTTTCTTCTTCTTGGATGGTTTTTACAATAATAGGAATGAATTCATCATACAACAGGCTTAACATATCAGGATTTCTTCCATCGTATCCAGCAAATTCGTCTTCTGTAATTCCTAACTGATCCATAGCATCTTTAACATCTTGTGCTAGTAGACCATAGTGTAATTTACCATCGTCCCAGTCGCCTTTAAATGTATAGCTAACTGGTTTTAATAATTCTATAAATTCTGTTCCAAATGTAACACCGAAATTGTCTTTAACTCTTTCGTCAGAACTTATGCTAGTACTAGTTACATATACGTTACTTGCACGGAAACTACTTTGTCCTAAGTCATAACCTTTTGAACACAAATCTTGTTGGAAGTAGGTAGCATAACTAGGAACACTTAATGTAGTTTGATAACCTACACCACCACCAGTTAGTGTTGGGTTTTCCCAACAGAAACTATCACCGTTTAAATAACTGCCAGATCCGTTACCTACACCTTTGTTTCGTGACGTAGTGCAGTTACTATCAAATACAGCTGCTTGCGTACCAAACGCAAAGTGATAGTGCAAACCGCCTTTCATCCATACGCCCAGCCAGGCACTGGTTCCAGGTTGTGCTACGTTAGCAACAAATGGATATTGTGTTGCGGTTGGGCTGGCATAGTTTTCTAAAATTTCCCAGTGATTCTGATGGAATCCCCAGTTAGTTGCTCTGTACTTCAACTTCATGAAGAATGTACCGGTGCCTGCACCGTCAGCTGTTTGGTCAGCATCTGTACGACGGATATCCATAATAAGAGGCGTTCCATAACTTCCAGCATCCCATGCATTTTGTGCAAATATAATTGGATAATAGTTACTAGTGTTGCCACCTAATGTAAGTGCAGTGGTCCTAGATGGAATGTCAAACTCGTAGTCATTCCAACCCCAAATTTGTCCAGCATTTAAACCTGTATCTGCTCCGCTTGTACTGCCTTGATTACCTGTGTGCCAAACTGCCCCGCCGCCAACAGTTGCACTGGTTGCTATATTAGTTGATTTTAACGATGCCATTATGCCTTACCCTCTAATGCTGTAATTTTAGCTGTAAGAGCTACAACTCTTTCGCGTTTTTCTTGTAGAGTTTTAATTAATGTTGATATAAATTCACTGTAACGCAATGCTAACTTATCTGGACTAGCATCATCATATCCGCCAAACAGCGGAATACCCAATTGATCCATAGCTTCTTTGACTTCCTGTGCTACAAACCCATGAGCTCTGCGTTGATCAGCATCTCCTATTCGAACATAACTTACAGGTTTCAATAAACTTAAAAATTCTGTTCCTAATACTACTCCAATATTTTCTTTTATTCTTGCATCAGAGCTAGCATTAGTTGCTGTTGCATATACTACGTTCCATCTAAAGTTTGAATCCCCAAAATTGTATCCGCTTTTGACACTAACACCTTGTGCATAGTATCTAGCATTGCTTGGAATACTAGATGTAGTCACTGAACTTACAGTTAGTGTTGTATTATTGTAGTTAGGAAATGGCTTTGTTGTTGCCACTGAAGAATTTTCCCATTGGTCTGGACTATCAAATCTATACCAATAACTTAAACCTCCTCTAAGGAAAATACAAGCATAACTTGTTTCGCCTTGTAGTGCTGCTCCCGCTATAAAAGGGTAATAGCTTCCATTGCCCCAGTTTTCCGTTAGTTCCCAGAAAGACTGATGATGTCCCCACTGTGAAGAACGATAACGCAAGCGTCCAAATAAACTACCGTAACCTCCACCTTCTTGGTGAACGTTTGTACGACGAATATGTAGTGCGCTAACACCAGAACCCCATTGATTGGAATTTGTATTGTTAGCAGGAGCAACACCTGCCGAAGCAAATGTCATAGGATAAAATGTACCAGTACTACCACTTGTTAAATCTACGTAAGTTAATCGACGATTTGCGTCTAAGTATCTTAGGTCATATCCCCAAATATCGTTTGCGTTAAGACCCGTTCCAGTGCCATCGTTTCCATGATACCAAACACCATATCCGCCTGCGGTAAGTGATCCTGTTACGGCTGTACTTTGTAATGATGCCATTATACCATTGCCTCCAATCTTGCTACTCGTGCTTCAGCATCGGCTAGATCTGCTAGTTGTTCTTGTATAGCTTGTGTGCAAATTGGAACAAATTCTTGATATCTAACATAATAGAAATCTGGATTTCGTGTATCTAACCCACCAAATTCATCTTCTGTTATGCCTAATTGATCCATTGCTTCTTTAACTTCTTGAGCTACAAATCCATGATGACGTCTTGTATCAATGCTGTTAACTACAGGTTCATCCCAATGCGGATGTGCTTTCCAAGTAAAGCTCTTGGGTTTTAGTAACATAACAAATTCTAAACCAAAACTAACGTCAAAACTTTCTTTTAATCTAAGGTCAGAACTAGTACTGATTGTGTTAACACTCCATACTGTTCCCCAACCATAACCGCTTTGTCCTAAGTTGTAACCTTGACTACATATATTATGTTGATAATAATGACTTGAACTAGGAATACTACTACTAGCAACACTGGTAACAGTGCCGCCACTAAAACTCTTAGGAACTGTAGCACTATTATCTGTAAAAGATTCAGCACTATGGAATCTATAGTAATAACTTAGTCCGCCACGCAACCATACAGCTACCTTAGTATCTGTAGTAGAACATTGTACGTTTGCTAAAAATGGATAGTAAGTTCCTGAACCCCAGTTTTCTGTAACTTCCCAGAAGTTAGTAGTTCCTGCACGATAACGAATAGTACCAAAAAATGCACCGTAACTACTTCCATCTTGGTGAACACTTAAACGTCTGATGTCAAGACCGTTAGTACCGTCAGCATTTCTAGCACCATCGATAATCATAGGGTACCAGTTACTTGTAGATCCGCCCAAACTGAAACTATTTATATTTTGCCAAACACCGTTATTAAAACTATTCCACGAAGAAATATATCTTATGTCATAACCGCCAATCAAGTCGGCACTAACACCTGAGTTTTGACCAGTTGTATTATTTGTGGTCCAAACTGTGTTACTGTTAATTGTTAACGAGGTAGCCGTAGTGCTTTGCAAATTTGCCATGTTACTTTGATCCCTTTAATTCATTGATTTCTTGTTTCAATGATTTAATAGCTTCTAACAAATATACTGATAATTTTGTATATTGAATACCGTAAGGTTTGCCTTCTTTGTCAGTGCTAACAATTTCTGGAATAACTTTATAAACTTCTTCAGCAATTAAACCAGCTTCGTTTTTACGACCTTCTTTACGATCATAAGTGACACCAACTAGGTTCATTACTCGATCTAATACATTACCAATTGGCATAACATTTTCTTTAAATGCTATACTAGATGTTTCTGTTAAACCTACAGTATATAATGTTCCTTGAATACCTACACCACCTGCAACTTGCAATGCGTTACCAGTACTGGCATTTGAACCTTGGGCTGTTGAACTTACAGTAAGTGTAGTACCGCTAGAAGTTGGTAATGATACACTTCCTGTAATACTTGCTCCGCCTGAAGTTACAGTTAATGTATTGGCAAATTGTGCTGTACTGTTTGTATACAAAGCACCGCTAATACCAGCACCACCTGTTACTAATAACGCTGCACCCGATGTATTATAAGCTGTTGCAGCACCACCGCCAGTTAGTGTTACAGCACTGCTGGCACTTAAAGATGTAAATGCACCCGATTGAGGGCTACTACTACCAATGGTCATGTTGGCAATACTACCAATACCGCCCGAACTTAAACTGATTGTAGCACTACCAGTTGTACTAAAAGTTTGATTGTTGCCACCTGTAGTAGCTGAAATGCCGCCAGTAGCGGTCAACACTCCACTAAAACTACCTGTAGTAGCATAGAATGGACCACCGCTGTCATTGTTTATACTTAACCAATTTACACCATCTGAGTAAACTGTAAAAATTGCACCAGTAGGCATAGCATAAGTTTGAACAGATGTATTGTTAGTTGCTGGTCCTATAATGTTACCTGCAGGAGTTACACCGCTCAATGACAATGTTACTACGCCGCTTGTTGTATTGTAAAAAGTTTGTGTAGTACCTGGAAATAACACAGGGCTAGGCATTGTAACCGTATAGGGTGCTGTACCTCCAAGTTCTTGAATACCAGCAAAAGGTGCTGGCATTGTATATGTGCCTGCGATAGCGGTTGACGTCGCTATTACCGTATTATATCGTCCCATATGTTATCTCTCTTATACTATTATGATGTTGAAGTTTCGATACCGTACACAGTTGCGTTAACTTGTGCAGCCGTACTAGACAAGCCTACTACATATAAACCAGCATTTGCTACTAGACCGGTACGCTCAAAAACTCCTTTTGGAGCAATAGTTGTACCAAATTCGATCCAGTCACTTGTACCTGGTGTACTAGTTGCCGAAAGTGCTAATTGAATTGTCACCGCTGTTGTACCAGTATTTGTCAATGAAACATTGAATACACTATAGTAACCAGCGGGTACTATGTACAATGTAGTATTTGTTGTTCCAAGCTGTATCGAAGCCTGGGGTGTTGTAAATCGACCTGTTGCCATTTTTAATTTTCCTTATTATTTTTGGTTGAAATATGCTAGTGCAACCGGAGCACCATCAATACCACCTGTAAAATTCATCTTTGCTTTAACGTTAATACTTGCACCGCTAGTTGTTGATATTGTGTTACCAGCAATATAAATGATACCAGCCGTTAGTGTATTTACGTTCAAACTACTTGCACCACCACCAATTTGTGATGTAATGTAAGATTTGATAGCTTTTTGTGTTGGAACAATGCTATCACTATTAGCTGTGAAGTACGGATCAGTACTAAACTGTGTGATCACAGCACTTCCAACACCAACTGCTACACTACCTAATTGTAAGGATTGTAGTCCTGACAAGTTAAACGCACTAGCGTTCAATGTAGCTGTACCAGTTGCTTGCTGAACTCCAAACAAATTACCCACGTTGAAGTTACCGTCTTGGTCGGTACTCGTGAAGAACACACGACCACCGCCCGAACTATTAGTTTGATTAGCTTGGATAGCGGTAGCCGGATTAACGTTTGGATAATTAGTCTGAGTTTGATTACCAGTACCAATATACAAGAAGTCGTGTCCTGTTAAACGTACCTGACTATATTTTAGTGTGGTTGTAATCAATGTATTATGCGGAGGAGCAAGAGCTACAGTTAACGCTGGGTTAATTTGGAATGTAGCTGTGTAGTTTCCTGCCAGACCTAATACGTTAGTTACACTTACTAGTTTATACCAAGTATTTGGAATAGTACTGAATACTACGTTAGCACCTGCTGTCGGTGATGAGTATAAATTAGATACAGCGATAAACGAACTAGGTTGATACAAGTCTGCATATCCGTCACCTTGAACCGAAGCTGTAGCCGATGTATTAGCTGTACCTCTATTACTGAAACTTGGATTTGCTATTGCACCATCATTTGTGCGTACTGCTAACGATGCTGTCTTAACGTGGTTTGGTTCAGTTACTGTTGCGATTGGACTTGCTCTGAAAGTACCAGTTAAGCCAGTTGCAGTTGATAATGTAACAGGTGTAGAACTACCACTTGTTGCTGCTACTTGGAAACTACTAGCTGTAATACTTGATCCAATTACATAATAATATGTATTAGCTGCTAATCCACCGGTACTTGCTCCAGTGAATATCACCGGTTGATTATTAGACAATAGAATTGTGTTATCAACTGTTATAACGTTAGTAGAACTAGTAGTTGCTGTCACAACTCCTTTGCTGAATCCAGAACCAGGTTCTATCATTCTAACTTCTGCAATAGCACCTGCTGTAACTTTCATTCTTCCTAAAGGTGTAGCACCTGTTTGGATACTTGCGGCTGTAGTTCCAGATGTTGCCGAAACCGCTGCATAAATTGGCACTGGACCTGCAGCTGTTAAAGATGTATTTCCAAATGCAATTCCTTTCCAGTTACTACTGCTTCCTGGCATTGCCTGAACTGTCCAAGTCACACCATCTGGGCTTGTAGCACATACAGTTGTACCGCTGGCTATAGCAACAAATAAACCTTCGCCGTAGGTTACTTTAGTCCAACTTTGACTCGATGGCAATCCTGCTGGGCTAGCAATCCATGTGACGCCTTTATCATAACTGTATGCTACACTGTTACTACCAGTAGCAATAGTTACAAAACGACCATTACCGTAAGCAATGCTGACCCAGTTGGCTGAACTTGGAAGTACACCTCCAGTAGTCCAACTTGTACCGTTTGTAGTTGTCGAAGTTACTGTTCCGCCATATTGTACGGCCACAAAATAACCATTACCATAAGCAACAGCTGAATAATAATTACTCGATAGTCCAGTAATTACGCCTGAACGGTCAATCCAAGATCCACCGTTTCCTGGGTTAGTACTTGAAACTGCGCTAGGTGTTCCACTTGCACCACCAACTGCTATATAGATACCATTACCATAAGCAATAGAATACAAGTTTGTCTTACCAGTTGATGGACCTGCTGTCCATGCTGAACCCAATGATCCTGTAAGTTGATATGCTGTATTATTACTTGCACCAGAAATAACAACGTAGTTAGCTCCAGTATCTGTAATACTTACAGTTGGAGTTGTTGTATAACCATACCCACCGTTAGTTATAGTAAATGCATTTACACCATTATTGCTTAATGTAGCTGTAGCTACTGCTAGTGTACCTGAATAAGTTAAACTTACAGTACCGTTAGTTGTTGAACCACTTGTAAATGTTGGTCCTGTAGTGGTAAATGTACCATTACTAGTTGCCAAATAATAGTTAGTAACACCAGCATTATTGTAGTAGTAATACGTACCACTAGTAGCAATTCCGCTTGCTGTCCATAATGTTGCAGTAAATGGAGCACTTATTGTAATTGTTGGAACTGAGAAATAATTTCTACCCCAAGTATTTGCTGTGATACTTGTAACAGTACTAGTAACCGCTGTTACAGTAGGAGCAACTGTATAATTTGATCCTGGAACTGTAACTGTAACATTAGTTACGGATCCGTTCAATACTTGAGCTACAGCTACGCAACCAGAACCTGTTCCGCTGATTACAATAGTCGGAGGTGTAGTATAACCTAAACCGCTAGTAACAACTGTGATACCTACAACTTGTCCTGATAATAAACCAGTACCTAAAGTGGCTGTAAATGTTGCACCAGTTCCGCCTAAGCCGCCAACAACTGCTGTTGCTGTTGCTAGCTGTCCGCCGCCGTAAACAGCATCTACCCATGATTGACTGCTTGGTAATAAACCGCCAGCTGTCCATGTTTTACCATCAGTGCTAGTTGCGGTACCAGTACCAGTACTTGGCACAGCTAAGAAATAACCTGCACCGTATGTAACAGCTTGCCATGTTGTACTTGATGGAAGTGTTCTAGCGTTTGAAACAAATCCTGGACCAGTATAGTTAATACGAGGTTCAATAATATATGTACTTGTTAAATCTAATGCATTAGTAATAGGTGTTCCTGGAACAACATGATCCCAACCTGCTGCATACAATGCTACTGACTGGCTTGTAGTAGTTGTTATTGCGGTAGTTAACGCTGCTCCACCGCTTGTCAACGCTACTGTAAATGTTGTCGTACTTGCTACTGATTGAACATAGTAAACTGTACCTGCCGACAAACCGCCCACTGTAGTTGCTACATAGAATGGCATATTGGTATATAATGTTGCTGTACTTGCCACTGTAACAGTACTAGGAGTACCTTGTGTTGTTGCTGTTATTGTTAATGTAGCAAAACTATCTTTGTAAATTTGAGCAGTTTTAGTTCCGTTGCTATAAGTTAAAATATTAGCATACTGACCAACACCTGTACCAGCTGTTAGTTGTATTCTCATACCAACATACGCTGTGCTTAATGCTTGGTCGGTGTTGGCAATTGTAAAGTAACCAACACCGCCGTTTTGTCCAGTGTTAGTTGCTGCTACATAACTTGTTCCGCCTACGCTTGTGCTTGTACCGTCACCGTTATCAATTAAACGTGTTTCAAATACAGCGGAATCTCTAAATTCATCTCCAATTGCTGCGGCATTATAACCTGATCCACTAATACCTGGTAGATAGTTTGTGTAACCGTTACCAGCATTTTCGTACTCAATACGTAATACGTTGTTAACTGCATCTGTTACTACGTTAGTAATATATGCTTGAGCATTATGATTGTTTAAGTTTGCATAAATTGGAGTTTCAAAAGTATCTGTGCCTTCAGCAATAACACCATACGTACCGTATGAACTATTACCGTTGGTAGCACGAATACGTCCACCTAGCTCTGCTAGATAACCAGCATAGCCGTAGTAGTTGAACACTGAAACTAATTCTGTTAATGATCCAGAACCTGTACACCATACACCAATACCGTCACTTAAAATTGTGGTAAAGTCATTCTTAACCATAGACTTATTACCACCGCTATGCAGTGCTGAATCAATTTTAGCACCAGTACAAGCTGTACCAAACATAGTACAGTTTTGACTGTAATGGCTTCGGCTGTTGATCCATACGTTAGTATCGTTTGGTCCAAATCCTGGATCTAATGAAACATACGCACCTGCTGTTGGTCGTTTTGTACCGTAACTATTAGCTGCTGTCAATGTTCCTGTCAATCCGTTCATGGTACAGTTTCTTAAACCAGATCCGTTTCTAGCAAAGAACATGTTACTTGTAGTTGATCCACTCACTGCATTATTGTACAATGTTGCTGCACGTAATGATTTGTAATTACCTGGGTAATTTAAATCATAAATCAATGCGTTAATGTACTCTGAAGTATCACGAATACATTTAGTTAAATTATAATAATAGTTAACTGTAGCAACTCCATTTGCAGGTGAAAGAGTAACTGGTGTTGTACTTCCTTGAGTTGCCGTAACAGCAAATGATGTTGGTGTAAGACCTGCAGACAATACATAATATTCAACGCCTGCTGTCAATCCACCAAATATTCCGCCAATGGTTGCTGTCATTGAACCAGTACCAGTTGTAAGAGTCAGTACCGTTCCGTTATAAGTTGCGCTAATGGTAATGTGTGTACTATCAACTACTGTTTTAACATAGTAAGTAGTACTTAAATTTATACCGCCAAAGTTTGTTCCAGCAAAGCTAATTGGCATGCCAGCAACAACTCCTGTTGTAGTTCCTACAACAATTTGATTTGGACGACTGCCGTCTGTGCTTGCAATACTAGAAGTTGCTGTAGTTGTTACTGTAACAGCACTGAATACTACAGGATCGCCTGCTACAAAGTTATGAGCACTAGATGTTGTAACTAAATTACCTGTAGAGGCAGTAGTTGTTACAGCACCAGAACCTCCACCATAACTTGCACTGATATATGCAGCTGCTTCATAAGCTATAAAGTTTTTATTAGCACGTAGTATTTCTGCTCCATTAATTGTAGTTAATGTGTCATTATAAGTTACAGAACCATTTGTTAAAATATTAGAAGAATCGCCAGCTACTGCACTAGCAGTCATACCAGTTTTTGTATTAGTAATAGTATAAGCTGTTCCGCTTGCATAGCTACTTGTAATAGTTAAAGTTGTAGTACCTGGAATAGTGTTGATCCAATAGACATTGTTATTCCACAAACCTCCAGCATTGTTAACAACAACTGACATTGTACCCGAAGCTGTTACTAAAGCTACAGCACTTCCACCGTATGTTAAACTAACTTGAATAGTGCTTCCGCTTGGACTTAAAACATAATACATTTGGTTTTGTACAATATTACCAAATACAGAACCTGTAAAATAAATTTGTTGTCCAGCAACAATACCTAAACTACTTGCTGTAGCTCCTAGTGTAATTACGTTAGTACTTGTTGTAGTAGCTGTGGCTGTTGTAGTAATATTAGCTGGCAATCCAGTAAACTGAATTGGCTGGCCAACATACATACCTGATGTACTAGACACAGTTAATACGTTTGTGCTTGTTGTTGCGGTAGTTAATGTAGTTGTAGCTTGTCCATTAATTAATGATATTACATCATTGATTGTAGCTGTTGCTTGGATTGCTGAACCACCTGCCGCATATTGTTTTGCTTTGTTAGCAATAAATTGAATTGCACCCAGTGTTGCTGATAATTCATTATTTGTATTTGCTAATAATGCTTGGGCACTAGTGTTTAATCTGTTGAAACCTCTACCTGCCGCAATACTATTGAAGTTGCTGCCAAATACTAAATCGTATGATAGTGCTTGAACAATATATCCAGCATCACGATTAGTTAATGAAGTACTAATATTACTTGATTGATAATACTTTTTAACCCATGCTTGAGCATCTGCTGCAATTTCACTAGCTCTTGCTTGTAACAAGTTAAACGATGTTTGTAGTTGACTACTTGCTAGAGCAATAGCAACTGTTGGATATACAGTTGTATCTCCGTAACCGTTTGCAATCCAGTTTAAAATATTTTGTATCAAACCTTGTGCAGCACTTGCGGCTGTTGAATTACCGTATGGTGCTGTAGTATACTGAGTTACACTATTACCAGAAGTTGCAGATACTGATTGACCTTGAACAATTTGTCCAATAATAGTTTTTAAACGAGTCAAGGCTGCATTAAAAATTTGAGTATATGCTGTTTGAACTTGACTATAACCTAGAGAATAATATGAACTACCGTTGATATTACTTTGTACATTACCGCCGTAGGTTAAATCGTACTGTAGTCCGTCTAATATAAAACTAACGTCTCTGATAGTTTCTGCTTGATATCCGCCAGTAGTAAATGCGGTACTAGTCCAAATTGTATTATAATTGGTATTTAAATAAGCAGCGATTTCTGCTTTAATGAACAAATAATTGTTAACAATTTGTGTTACGCCGTTGCCGTATGTTGACAAGAATGATGTATTGTAACCAGTAGGTTGAGGCAATACAAATGCAGGAGCTTGTGGTAAGCCGTTGCTTATCATATCTTGGATTAACGCAGCATTTGTTAAAACACTATTAACAGCGGTTTGAGATCCTTGATCGCCGGCTGGTAATGTAGTAACTTGTGTTTGTGTATTTCCAGTAGTCGGTGTAATTGTAGTATTTGAAATTAAATTACTCAACAATGCCTTAGTATGATTCAAAGCTAAGATTGATTTAGGTTTATCATTTACTAAATTAGGAATTGCAGGTGCTGGTTGAATTACTGTACTACGCAATTCATCTCCAACGATTGCTGTATTTCTTGGAATACTGATTGGTAATATTTCGTTGTATGTTCCTGTTTTAACATAAATTGTTGTATCAGGCACAATAGCTGTAGCAATAACAGTACTAGTTTGTGCATTTAATGCATTGTATGTGATAGCAACTAAATTGCCAGCTAAAGTAGTCGATCCACTTTCTGCTGTTAATGTTGAATCGATAATTTGTTTTGCTTGATTACCTGAACTAATACTGTTTAGTGTTTGATAGTTACTTGACGGAGCTGTATTAGATAAAATTGCAGGGAATAATTTAGTACCTAAATAAGTTAATGAAGCAACAAACGGAATAATATCGTAAGAGTTAACTCCAGAGATTAATGAACCATTTGAAAAATATGCATTAGCAGCCGTAGTACTGTTTAATGTTCCACCGTGGCTTACATCAAATATTACTCCATCGATAACAATGCCTGCATCTCTTTCAGTTTTGCTTGCACTATAAACATAAGTACCAGTCATCGAACCTGATCCAGCTGTTAATGGCAATGCATTTCCACCAAATGTTGCTGAGATTGCAAATGTAGTTGTGCTACCAATTGCTTGAACATAGTAAGTTGTACCAGCAGTTACTCCGCCAACTGTTCCTGTAAAACTAATTGGCATACCAACATATAATGATGTTGTTGATCCAGCTGTGAATACAGTTGTACTTGCTGCTGAAACTGTAACAGTATATGTATACTGAACATAGTTATTAACTTCTTTTAAGAAAAATTGTTTATTCTTAGCAAGTAACTGAGTAGCATTAGGATTTAAATATCCATTTTCAACTTGTTGGCAAGCATAACGAATCGATGCCCATGGGCTGTCAATTGTTAAACCGTAACCTGGGGCAGGACTGTCTGTACCAGTAGGTCCAACATACACAACGTTGTTGATAATACCGTAAGTTGCCCATGTAGGGTATCCGTTTGTTGAACGTAAAATTTGGCCGTTAGTACCAATTGGTAAACGTGTTGGACCATTTAGTCCATAATAGAACATGTCACCTGCTGTGGTCAATGTTGCAGGTTCAGAACCTGCAGTGAATAAATTCCAATACGTTGCGGTAGTATCGTTATCTGGACGGCTTCCGGTTGTTGCTACATGTGATTGAATACAAATGTAGTTGTTAGCTCCAAATAATACAACATCGCCTAAAACATAAGTAACACCTGTACTCCATGTAACAGCAACACCTGTTGCTACTAATGATGTAATAGCACCGCCAGAAGCTGTTACAGTTAAAGTGACATCGTTAACTGGGCTCAGGCCGCCAACGTTTGTTCCTAAAATTTTAATAGTATCGCCAGTAACGTAACCGCTACCAGCAGATCCGCTGTGCGGAATTACTGTGTAAATTGTTTTGTTTACAGTAACATCAAACGATGCACCTGTTCCTAAACTAGAAATGTTTGTACCACTAACAGATGTAAATGTTTGTGAATTGTTAGTCCAACGAACACCTGAATTTAACAAACCCCAATATGCACTAAGTGGCGGTTGTGTTTGTGTGGCGCCAGTTGCTGAACCAGTAGCTGTGGTAAGAGCAAATACTGGACCGCCAGCTGTTGCACTAATTGTGAAATGTGTAGCATCTACTACTGAACTTACATAATAAGTTGTTGAAGACACAATATTGCCAAAAGTAGTTCCACTAAAAATGATTGGTAAATTTGCTACTAAATTACTTGTACTTGATGTAGTAATTTGATTTGGTCTAGTAGGATCTGTTGATACTGTAGTTGCTGTGATTGTAATAGATGAGTTTGCATTATCTGCAACTGCAACATAAGTATATCCACCATAACTAACTACGTTACCAATTAAGTAAGAGTTTGATCCGCTCCATGCTCCTTGGTATACAAACCCTGTTGTAAACACTTGCCAATAAGTTGTTGCGGTTGACGGTGTTTGACCAGTATTGTTCTGAATAGCGGTATAGCTATATCCACCATAAGTTACTACGTCACCTGCTTTGTATGCGGTTGCATTACTCCAGCTGTTTACAAATTGGAAACCGTTTACTAAAATTGTAAATTTGGTAGCATCTAATGTAGATCCACTAGATGTATGATATGTTGTACAGATCCAAACGTCTGCACCGTAAGTAACAATGTCATTTACTTTATAACGAGTACCGGTAGTCCATGCACCTTGATAAAAAATACCAGCATTAAATGTAGACCAGTAACTTTGATTAGATTCGAGTCCAGAAGATATTGTTGATGCAGATACGTGTGCGGTATTACAAACATAAGTGTATCCGCCATAGTAAACTAAGTCATTTACTTTATAACGAGTACTTGTGGCCCAAGCGTTTGACCAGTTAATGTTAGTTCCAAATACTGTCCAATCATTTATTTCTGATTCAAGAGCTCCGGTTCCTGCTACTGTACCTAGTGTTACGTTAGAATATGTGCCACTCAATGCAAATGTCAATTGAGTTGTAGTACATGTTAAAACTGTAAATGTTGTATTAATATTGTTTGATGGACTAGTAGTAGTTGTAGGACTGAATCCTGACAATGTAATAGTCTGTCCTGGAACAAAAGGTGTACCAGGTTGTGCGGCATAGCCCAATGTGGCTGTTCCCGCATTAACTGTAAATGATGTAGCAGTAAGTGTTAAAGTAGAAGTTACACTAGTATGAGCAACGTTACATAGATAAATTGTTCCGCCATACTGTGCCAAATCGCCAATATTATAAGCAGTATTATTTGCCCAAGTTCCACGCCATAACGTTCCATCTGCCATTAATTGCCAGTATGGTGTAATATTGTTCAAATCATTAGAAAAATTACTTGAACTTGTATTGCTTAAAATACAGATGTAAGTTTTTCCGCCAACAGTAACTACGTCATCGACTACATATGAAGTATTTGATGCCCAATTTCCTTGGTATACAAACTTAATTCTACCTAATTTAAATTCTGCCATTTTATATCATCCTGTGATAGTATTTATCATTTTGTTTAACGTGTCTTTCTTGAAGCATTTTTTATAAAGAAATTCAATGCTGCAAGATTGCCGTCTACTGCTCCGTTAGATCCAACTATATTCACCTTTACGTTAATCTTAACAGTGGATCCTGAAATTCCCTGCGGAATAGAACTAGTAATAAGATTTGGTCCTCCAACTACTACAGTGCCTGCTGTCAACTGGCCGGTTGTAGTATTACTACCACCTTGACTTAATTGACTTGTTACATAAGATTTGATAGCCTTTTGTGTTGAAATAATATTATCACTATTAGCTGAGAATGTAGGATCTGTACTAAACTGTGTAATAACAACACTTGAACTACCAACACTAATACCGCCTAGTGACAACTGGCTCAAACCAGTAAGTCCAAACTGACTTGCACTTAATGTAACAATACCTGTACTTTGCTGAACTCCAAATAGATTACCAACTTTGAAGTTACCATCTTGGTCAGTACTTGTATAGAATACACGACCGTTGTTTACTTCAATAGTTTGATTTTGAGGTTGCACCGATGTTGTAGTTGGTAATCCAGGGTAGTTAGATAACACTTGGTCACCCAGTCCAATATTTAAAAAGTCATGGTTGGTTAAGCGACACTGACTATACTTAGTTCTAATAATTACACTAGTGCCATTAGCTGGACTTAATGCTGTACTCATACTAGGACTTAGTGCAATTGAACATGTCAAATACGGTGCCACAGTTCCGTATAAAGGTGTAGCACTAGTACATTTATAAATTGTACTGTTTCCGTTAAAGATCACATCACACCCTGGTGTTGGTAATGCCGTAATATTATTACAAACAACATTATAACCTGTTTGATATTCGTTAGCATAACCGCTACCCCAAATGGTAATAGCAGTTGTACTAAATGCGTAAGACAATCCAGTGTTTAATAATGTTGGACTACCTAATGAACCATTTCCTGTATTAGCACTTAAAACAACAAACGTTGTTACATTTGGATCTGTAACAGTCACTGTTGGAGTGCTGGTATAATTTGATCCAGGATCCCATACATTAACAGATGTAATAGTTCCGCTGGCCACAGTTGCACGAGCTCTTGCTCGGCCACCTGCTTGTATCTGACTTCCAATTATAGAACTGTTAACAGAGTTATAACCTGCTGTAACAAATATACCTTGTCCAGAAGAATTAAATCCAAATCCCAATGCACTATATGTATCGCCAGTTACACTTCTAGTTACCCAGTTGATACCATCTTCACTGGTGTATGCTGTGGTAGATCCTAAAGCAAGGAATACACCTTGACCATAGACTAAACGTGATGCGCCAATTGACAAACTAGAACTATACCAAGTTATACCATCGAAGCTATATGCCGAAACTGATCCGCTTGAAATAGCAACAAATCTTCCGTTTCCATAAGATACTGCTGTCCAGCTAGCTGATGTTGGTAATGCAGAAGTTAATGTAGTCCACGTTGCTCCGTTATTGGTGCTGTAAGCAACAGTCTGACTAGCAGATGCTACCGCTACAAATGTGCCAGCACCAAACGCAAGTCCAGTCCAGGCTGCAGAACTTAAACCAGTCCCGCTAGACCAAGTGGCTCCTCTGTTATTGCTATATGCAACAGCTGAACTAGTACCGCTTGCCATAATTACAAACGAGTTATTTCCGTACGCAATCTTATTCCAAGAAGCACTTGGTAATGATGCAGTATGCCAACTATAGCCATTACTATTCGACCATAAACCAGTTGTTGTATTTGAAATAATAAACCAAGTTTTATTTCCGTAAGCAATACCAGTCCAGGTTCCTGTAGTTGGCAATGTTAACGGTGTCCAAGTACCGCCGTCTGAAGATAATCCAATAGTTGTTCCTGACGCAGCAACACACATGAAATAACCGTCACCTGCCGCAAAACCTGCATAAGTTATTCCGCTTAATGCCGGTAATCCGTAAACAGCTGACTGATTAAATCCTGGAGCACTATATGTAACACGAGGTTCAATATAATATAATGTCGATGTATCCAAGTTAGCCGCCGCAGGAGTTCCTGAATTCACATGGTCCCAACCAACTGTACCAAATTGCATGGATCCAGTAGTTGTTGTCAACGATACTGGACTTTGGCTTCCAGAACTAGCCGTAATCTGTATAGTATTAGGGCTACCAGGAGTAATAGTCATGATATAATAAGTTGTACCAGCTGTTACTCCACCAAATATTGGTGTGGAGAACTGAGCAACCATGGTGCCCGATCCAGCTGTTAGTGTAGTTTTTCCTGCTGTAGTAGTACCAGTCATTGTGCCACTAGCTGTGGTAAGTGCTACGGTGGTTCCTGCTGTTCTAACTGTCATCGATCCAACGGCTGTGGATAAATTAATAGCAGAACCATTTGGCTGTGTACTAATTGTAAATGTAAATGCATCGTTAACAACTAAAATATAGTAAGTTGTATCTACTTTTAAATTGGCGCCACCAAATACGTTACCTGTAAATCTGATTGGATTTCCTGGTATAAATCCTGCTGTCGAACCAACTGTAATCAAGTTTGACGTAATAGCTGTGTTAGTAGCTGTTTGCACAATAATATTACTAGTCACTGTTAAGTGAGTTGTATCAGGAACATAACTGATCCAGTATTTTTGTCCTGCTACTATATTACCAAATGTCGAGCCTGTGAATATAATTGGATTTAAACTCACAAGATTACTAGCATTATCAACAGTAATTTGATTAGGTCTTGTACCATCTGTAGATACAGTTGTAGTACTAGCTGTAACCGTTACTAAACTATTTGAAATAGTAAATGTATTTGAATCAAGTATTTCTTGAACATAATATGTTGTACCAGTTGTTACTCCGCCCAATGTTGATCCAACAAACTGTATTGCAAGATTCACACTCATTGAAGTTGTGGCATTTAATCCATACAAATAGCTAGTTCCAGCAGAATAAGTAACTGTCATGGATCCAGTGCCGTTGGTAAGAGGCCACAGGTTGCCATATAGTTGTTGGCTAATTTGAATTGTCTGGCTATCAATAACAGCATAAACATAGTATGTGTATCCGGTTACTACGCCACCAAACACATTTCCTGAAAATTGTATTGGTTGGTTATAATACATTTGTGCTGTGCTATTGACAGTTATTGTACTAGTTGTTCCGCCTATAGTTACTGATGCGATTGTAGATGCTTGGTTTGTTGCAGTAACTGTTGTTGTATTAATTGTAGGAATAAATTGTATTGGTTGATTGGCATATAATGTGTTTACATCTCCAGAACCCAATGTCAATGTATTAGTTCCGCTACCAGTCGAAGCTGTTACAGTTACAGGAACAAATGTTTCTTTTAATATATATGCATACTTGGTGTTTGCATTGTAGCTAGAAATGTAACCATATTGTCCAGCACCTGTTCCACTATTAAGAAATATTCGTAATCCAGTATATTGACTACTTGTTCCAGTATCAGCGCCTGAAAGAATGATATATGTACCAGCTCCGCCTTGCGCATTGTTACTAGCTGTTTTATATCCTGCACCTCCAGCTCCAGATCCTGGATCAGTAACACGGGTTGAGAACACAGCATTTGAACGAAGTTCATCACCTAACAAGTTTGCACCTGCACCTGCACCTACTATTTTATAGTTAGCATAGGCTGTATAAGTTCCAGTAGATGTTTCTAAATAAAAACTTGGGCTTGAATTTATTTCTAATTGCGGTCCGTAACATATAGTGTATCCGCTAGTTCCAGATATACTTCTTGGATAGATATTATAAGTTAAAGATGTATTCAAACCAGTTGTATCGTTCAAAGCAAACCAAATGCGATACCAACCGTTTGTTATAGTATTAACTCCGTACAGCGTAGGAGCTGTTCCTACACCGCTAGTTGTTGTTGTAATTGCTCCAGATCCAAAATTATAGTTTATGCCGCCACCAGAATTATTGCTACCAGAAAACACACCTTGTATATCTATACTAGATGCTGTACCCTGTTGTACATATAAACTAAATGTATAATTTAATGCGCTACCAGCTGGAACTACTCCTGCTCCAGTAACGTTTAAAATACTACTACCAGATAAACCAGTAACAGTAATAGTTAAATCATTTACACCAGTTATACCTCCAAATACACTACCGTAAATTCTTAACTGGTTGGTCGTCGCATATCCGCTACCACCAAAGTTTGCTGTTACAACATAAGCTGTACTTGTAACTGTAACGTTAAAAGTAGCATTACTACCACTACCGCTTAAATTACTTGCGCTCAATCCTGTATAAGTGGCACCTTGTGGATTAACTGATATGGTTTGATATAAGTAGCCTTGATTTGCAACAGAATTTGTTCCAGTTAAGGTCCATGCATCAGTAACTCCAAACGGAGATGTAGGATTTTGACTGAATGAAACATTACCATCGTTTGACCAACCTGTTCCAAAGTTATTACTATTTTGCAATAAATTTGTAGAAGTTTGTGTATAGTTCACACCAGCATCTGAATATTGTAATTTTTGTATTGCTCCACTATTAGTAAACGCACTAACTACACTAGCACTGGCTTGTCCGCTCAGGTTATATACATTACCAGAAATTGGAATTTCTGTTGAGTCGTATCCTTCAGCAATAACACCATATGTTCCATACGAAGTATTACCATTGGTAGCACGAATACGTCCTCCGTTCTGAGCGTAATATCCTGCATAGCTATAATAGGCAAACACGGATACTAATTCAGTTTTTGCATCACTATTGGTACACCATACCCCAATACCGTCTTGTATCAATGTAGTATAGTCGTTAGCCACCATGGATTTATTTCCACCGTTGTGTAAACTACCGTCAATTTTCATGCCGACACAACCAGATCCAAATAGTGTAACGTTCTGACAATACGGACTACGACGGAAAATCCATGTGGTAGTGTCATTAGGTCCAGCACCTGGATCTAGACTAGAATAAGCACCACCGGTAGTTTGTTGAATGCCGTTTGAATCAGCAATACTTAATGTTCCCAATAAGCCTTGTAGAGTCATGTTTCGTAGACCAGTACCGTTACGCATCAAGAACATGTTTTGTATAGCATCACCGCCAAACATGCTTACTGATCCAACCGCTGTTTGTTGTTGTAATGGGCCACCGCCCGGTGTAATACTAATAGCAAATTGATTTCCGGAAATAGTTGAACCAATCACATAATAAGTAGTGGCGGTTGCTAAATTACCAAATGTTGTTCCAGAGAATTGTATAGGACATTGATCATACAATCCATTAGTTGTACTAGCTGTAATTAAATTGGTATTGCCATTGGTATAAGTCACATAAGTGTTAATAATAACATTTGGACTTACCACCGTGCCGCGCAATTCATCACCTACTAATGCTACATTTTCAGGAACAGTAATAGGTAATGTTTCGTTATACGTACCAGACTTAATATAAATTGTAGCACTAATACCTGAATTTGATGTAGGAACAGATGCGGTACTTTGATTAGTCAGTGCTGTAATAATTATTGACAACAAAGATTGTATGGTAGATAGCGAACCAGATTCAGCTGTAACAGAAAAATTTACAATTTGTGATGCTGGACTTGCAACATTATTCAACGCCTGATAATTTCGTGCTGGCTGACCTTGATTTATAGCACTTGGGATAAGGGTATATGCATAATTTAAAGCAGCGATAAAATACTGTATCTGAGTGGCTACATTTGTATTAATATAAGTTGTTGAACTACCGTAAGCAAAAAAAGCCAATGTAGCCGCAACTGTTTGGCTATTCCCGCCCCTTACTAGATCATAATTTATTGAATCGATAATTAATCTAGCATCGCGTTGTGTTTTTGTTGGATTATAATAATAGGCCGGCATAGCACCGCTGGCGTTACTTAATGCTACAGCAGAGCCGCCTAATGTAGTACTAATTGAGAATGTTGTTGGGTTAACAATATTTTGAACAAAGTATTGTGTATTAGTTGTCACGCCGCCAAACACTGATCCGCCAAATGCAATTGGCATGCCAACTACAAAATTGCTAGTTGAAGCACAAGTGAATAATATACCTGTAGACGAACTAACATTTGTACTGTATGTGTATTGTAAATAATTATAAACTTCTTGAACAATAAATTCTTTATTAGAAGTTAACAAAGTTGATGCATTTGGATTTAATGTACCTTTTAATAAAAAGTTACATGCATACTTAATAGTCTTCCAAGGTTGATCCCAAGAAGTACCTGCGGTAAGACTATCAACACCATTAGGAGCAACATAATAAACATTCGGTGTTATTAAAATAGTTGAATAATTAGATTGTGTTCCGTTAGATTTTAACAAATACGTGTTTGTACCAATTGGTATATTGGTTGTAGCACCGTTACTATATGTAACAATATCACCTTGTTTGACTAATGCATTGCGTGTAGCATGTCTAGTATATACTACCCAGAAACTACTATTTGTATCTACATCTGGTCGATTTAATACGCTACCGACATGTGTTGTAATACAACGATATGTATAATTTTTATACAAGGCAAGGTCACCGATAGTATATTGTGTACCAGCTGACCAAAAACTTCTCCAGCGAACACCTGGAGATAGTTCACTCCAGTAAGGACTTACACCTGAAAATGTTAAATTTTGTGCGTTAACTAAAGCTGTATCGGGCGGAGAACTTAATAATACAGTTGTACTATTAATAATTTTAGTAACATATTGTCCGCTAGCAAAACCGTTACCAACCACTGTCATTCCTAATACAATTCCTAATGATGAAGTAACTACTAGCGTGGTTCCGCTACTACCTGTTGAGTTATAGTTAGTAGTATAACTAAAACTGGTAGGGTCTTGAGCTGAATTATCTTGTATTGCTACAAATACTTCTCCGCCTTTACGAACAACATCTCCTACTTGATAAGCAACATTATATGCCCAGTCACCCATTAACAAATAATTTTGTGTTAGTACACTCCAATCGGTAGTATCAGTTGACGGAGTATTGTTTGTATTGTCAAATGTATTTGAGATATAACTATATCCACCGTAATTAACAATATCTCCCTTTTGATAAACTGTTGAAGAACTCCAGGCACCTTGCTCTTCCTGGCCTGGTATATACATTGTGAAATTTCCTGAAGCAGGAATGCTTGAAGATGTATGTCCAACTGTAACTTGATATAAATCTGCTCCAATTTTTACAACATCATTAGCTTTATATCTGTAATTAGATTGCCAATTGCCTTTATATTCAATTCCGCTGTAGAATGTACTCCAGTTGCTTTGATTAGCTTCTAAACCAAGAGCCGTAGTCGAAGCACTAGTATGGTTAACAATACACTTGTAAACAATTCCACCATACTTTACAATATCATTTAGACTATAAGCTGTGCTAGTAGTCCACGTAGTATGCCAAGAGAAAAATTCATTGTAGATGGCCCACTTAGCAGCGTCAGTTGCAAATGTCGAACTAGTGTGATTAGTGTTACAATAATACATAACACCGCCGCTGATAACTAAATTACCTAGACTATAAGCTGTTCCTGTAGTCCATGCTCCAGAAAAAGTTTTGCCGTCGAGTACTAAATTCCAATAAGGATACGGACTAGAATACAAGTCTGTGTAAAAATTTGTACTGTTTGATGTGTTAGGAACTAGACATACATAGGTTTTACCTTGATACCCAACAACCGCATCGCGATTATAAAAAGTATTTGGCGTCCACTGACCTTCCCAGGTAAATTTTAGTCTTCCAATTTTAAATTCTGCTGCCATTTTATTCTTTTCCTATTAATTTGAACTAATTATTTGAGCTTGCGAATATGTATACGCTTGATTAATTCTAACAACTAGCTGTCCAGTTGCAGTATCTAGATAATAATAACAATTTTTATTGTCCCATCGATATTGATCAAATTGTAAATTAGGATATGGACGACTATGGTCAGTTGCCAATCGTCCATCAAAGAAATCTACACCATATTCAAAATTTTCAAAATTATTCTGACTTAAACCTGGAACGTTTACCGTGATTGTTCCTGAGCTACTTAACTGATCAACTTTATAAAAATAAAGAGTACCGTCGTCTAATCTTTGTAGAGCGTAAAAATATCTAGGGTTTCCATCTCCTAGCAAATCATTTAAATTGTATTCGTTACCAACATAATAGGTCATAATTTTATCCTTAGCTTATTTCAACGTAGCTCATAACAAGATCAATACTACTTGCTGTATTAGATGTTATTATAATATTTGTACTTGGACCACAGACTAGTCTTTCGCCGCCGTTAATTACTCTAGCACTTGTATTAGGAGGTATAACAATATTCTGAACATAATAGGCGCTAGTACTAGCCACAGTGTCTTGTAATTGTACACTGGCTAAAATAATGCCAGAAGTTGTATTGGTCAAACTTAAACCAATTACTGTAGTTCGTGCAGTGTTATTTGTGGTTAATACAGTAGTAGGACTTGTTCCTAATCCTGAATTCAATACGTTTTTAAAAGCTGTTGTCATTATTTTATCCTATCATTAGTGCAGCTTCAATACCAATATCAGTTGCATCATTAAATGTAACACCAGTACTTGTACCAGAAACGCTGGTCCAACTAACGCCGTTGAATACTTCAACATATTGATATGTAGTATTATAACGAGTCATACCGACTTCAGTATATTGCAAAGCAGGGCGCTGATTTTCATCGCCGCTTGGTATTACTAGTCCGTAAGTTCCGGATATTTTAACATATCCATTACCGTTTTCTACAAATTCTGTTACCGCGTTTGATGCTACATTAGTAATGCTATTGCCCGCAAAACGCAGATTTCCTATAAGAACTCCACCAGAACCTGATGTGTTTAAATTGATATCTGTATTAGGCGAGATTGCACTAATTGTATTATTACTTATGTCTAAATTACTTGTTTGAAAATCAATTGTGTATAATTTAGCAGGGTCTATTGTTGCTACAAGAACATTGTTTGCAAAGAATCTAATAATATTATCACCGGCGCCAGGTGTTAATTCTGGTGTTATTCTTGTTTTTCCATCAGCACTTTCTACTCCGCCCAATTTATACCAGTTATCTACATTGTAGCCTTCATATCTTTTTAAATCAGTATTATAACGGATCATACCGTTACTAGCAGGATCAGGACGCTGGCTTGTTGTTCCAACTGGTAGTACAAAACTACCGTTGTTGTTTATAATAACACTGGCATTACTTTGAGGTGTTAATAATAAATTTGCATTTGTTCCAACACTTTGAATATTGTTATCTGTGAATTTAACACTTTCTACTATAACACTACCTGTGCCAGATCCTTGAATGTTCAGATCTAAATTACCTTGGTTGGTAGCAATGGTACTTCCGCCAATGGTGATATTTGGAATAGTTAAGTTGCCAGAAATGCTAGCATTACCAGTAACTGTTAAGTTGCCGCTGGTAGTAAAATTACCAGTTTGATTAAAATTACCAGTTTGTCCAACTGTACCATTTATACTAGTACCAGCTAATGTACTAGTTCCAGAAACTATTAAGTTATTTTGGATTGCAAGATTCTGACTAATTAAAAGGCTACTAGGTATGTAGACTTGTCCAGATCCAGTAGTTACTAAATTAAAATTAGCATTGTTAGTAGTACTAGTAATTGTGCTACCGCTAATTATAAAATTAGGAATTGTAAGAGTTCCAAAAACACTAAGGCTACCTGCTTGTACATTACCGCTGGTTGTAAAATTACCAGTTTGTGTAAAATTACCAGTTTGGGTTAAGGTGCCAGTTATTCCAACATTTTGTAAACTAGTTGTTCCGCCTACAGTTAAATTGCCTTGTATATTGGCATTATTATCTACTTGTAGATTATTACTTGGAATATAAACTTGACCAATACCGTTGGCGCTTAGTAACAAGTTACTGTTAGTGGCTGTACTGGTAATACTATTATTTGTAATAGTTAAGCCGCTAGTAGTTACGGTATTAATATATGCTGTATTCCAGTATAACCCGTTGGCTCCTAAATCGTAGAGTAAAGTTGTGTTAGGAATTAAATTGCTATTAATTCTAGCAATTACATTTAGCAAATTAGTACTATCTGCACCAATTGTAGTAGTACCACTAATAGTAGTAGTGCCATTTATAGTTAAATTACCGCTTGATGTAAAATCAGTTGTGGTAATTCCGGTGGCACTTACATTAGTAACATACAAGTTTTTCCAAGCATTTGAGCTAGAACCTAAGTTGTAATAGTTATTTGTGCTAGGTATAATATCGCTGTTTACTTCGGCATCAAATGTAACGGTGTCGCTAGTTTGATTACCCAGCTGAATATTACCGTCGGCTGTGATTACGCCAGTTGCGTGTAAGTTTCCGTTGATTAATACGTTTCGATTTGCAGATACAGTACCAACAACTAGTTGGCCAGTGCCGCTTGGATTTATGTTTATATCTGTATTTGTACCAGTGGAACTTATGTTATTTGTTCCAATAGTCAACTGTCCAACACTGATTAACCCTTGATAAACTACAGCGTTTGATCCGCTTGGGGTTAGATTAATTGTTGAATTATCACTGGCAATAGTGTTGCCGCTGACAGTAAACATACTGCCAGGTTGGCCAATTTGTGTTTGATTTGTTACATATAGATTGGTAGTACGGGTGGTTCCAGTTACATGGAGGTCGCTAGCGGGTGTGGCATTATTAATACCTACGCGGCTGTTTGTAACATCCAAGTAAAGAAGGCTCGTCTCGAAGGCCAAGTCTACGCCATTGCGTAGGAGGTTGTCCTTTAAGAGCGGACCCGAAATTCGACCAACAGCCATTTACGCTCCCGTATACCCCGTGTTTCACGGTTAACCACTTTTTCAGCTGGACGCTCTTAGC